ATGCTCGCCGCGTCCGCCGCGGAGGCGAAGACGACCTGTACTCGCTCGTCGCCGCCGGAGCCCTGCCCCGCATCGCCGAAGACGACGAGGAACTGACCGCGTCCGTCGCTGCCCTGCCTCTCGACACGGAGGCGCTGGGCCGGGCCATCGCCCGGGGGATGCTTGACGAGCAGGAGGAGCGTGCTCGCCGGGCGGCGCAGGCTGCCGAGTGGGAGATGCTCGTCTCCGCAGCTACCACCCCCGATCTCGCACCCCTCTACGATGAGGTCACGGGCGAGCTGATGGATGCCCTTGCAGAGTGAGGAGGCCCCGATGGGGTGCAACTGTGGAGGCGGCGGGAGCGGCCTCGGAAACTACGTCGTGACCGGACCGGACGGCAAGGTGCTGAAGACCTTCGCCGCCGTGAAGGAGACCGAGGCGAAGGCGTTCGCCGCGAAGAACCCCGGCAGCACCTGGAAGAAGACCAGCTGACTGCGCGCACGAAAAAGCGGCCCGGCCCCCGGGGAAGTGGGGGCCGGGCCGCTTTGCTTTCCGTCAGGCGAACCGCTGGGCCAGGTAGCGCGGGGTCATCCGCACGTACCGGGCCGCCAGCCGGTACTGCCCGCGCCGGGCCGACCGGACGGCCGCGACCATCGAGCAGCATCCGCCGCCCGGCTTCTTGCCGCTGCCGCCGCCACCGGCGTGCGGGCGGCCACCACGTGCCGCGCTGCGTCCCATCGACGGGCCGTGGCTGGTGTAGCCGCCACCGCCGCGCTGTCCTGCTCCACGCTGCTTCGGGGTCATGCAGTCACCTTCTCTGCGATCAGCCGGATCGACAGGGCGGCGTACCGCCCGGCGAGCCGGTACTTACCGCGCCGGATGGCGCGGCCTGCTGCCGCCATGGCGCAGCATCCGGGCTGCGGCGGCGGATTGATGGAGCCGCCGTGCCGAACCCGGGCGGGGCGGGAGTGGCTGGTGGGTCCGGGGGTCCAGCCACGGTTCGTGGGCTTCTTGCTCATGCGCACCCCTTTCATGATCAAAAACGTCAGCAGTCCTGGGCCTGCCAGGCTGCCTCTTCTTCTGCCGCATCCCAGCCCTGCTGGTTCGCACGGGACTGGTCAGCCACCCACACGCGGGTGATCCCTCGGACCGCCGCAGCGGACAGCCCGAAGCCCTTCAGGAAACTCTCGATCTCCGAGCTGTCCATCGGCACGTTGTCCGGCCGGGCCCGCACCGCGCCAACGGCGGCGACGGTAGCCCGCGCCCTCTCAATCTGCTTTTCCCAGTGCCTGCCCACGGTGCCCTGCTTCCACTCGACCTGCCCCATGGCCGTGCCGACCGACTTCAGCGGCCGGTGGTCGGGGCGTGTCCACTGGCTCTTGACCGGCTTCCCGGCCAGGACATCAAGGGTCGGCTGGTGCGGCTCACCGGCGAAGTGCTTGGCGAGCACCTGATCGAGGATGGTGCGGTCCTTGACCAGTTCGGCGAACAGGGTGACGCAGCGGTGCAGCTTGCGCCGGTCCACGTCTTCGAACATGAGCCGGTCCTGCCGGAGCACGCCCATGGATGCGGTAGCCAGCCGGATCCTCAGGGTGTCGTCGTCCAGGTAGGTCAGTGCTTCCGCCTTGTCGGCGAGCCCGTAATAGTAGGCTGTTTCGCTCTTGGCGAACACCCTGAGCTGCGGGAAGACGTACCACATCCAGTGCGTCTCCTTGACCCCGGCGGCAATCTCGCGGCTGATCTTCGGCCACTTCTTGTCCTGCGCGTGCCGGAAACGGGCGATGCTGTTGGCCTGCTTGGCAGGGTGCAGCGGCATCACTTCACCGACCGGAAGAAGTAGAACCGGCCATCCCGGACGGTCTCGACCTGTCCGTTGCGACTGAGTACCCGCAGGATGCCGCGCGCCCGGTCAGTGGTCATCTGGTAGCCGTCTCGACGGACCTGCCACATCACGTCGGCGGCGTGGAACAGCGTCTTGTTGCTGGTCTTCTCGACGGCCTTCAGTGCGGCCAGGACGATATCTGCGTTGGTCATTTCGCCGCCTCCTTGTTCTGTCTGCTGTTAGCTTACACTACTGGGCCGGAATGGTGTAGCCTCAGCGCAGACAGACACGAAGGAGAACCCGATGCCCATCCGCCACTTCGCCACCGCCCTGCTCGTCAGCGTGTTCGCCCTGTTCACCCTGGCCTTCCTGATCCTCGGCGGCGTCGTCCTCGCCGACATGGCCGGGATGGTCGTCGGATGAACGAGCATCCCCTCTTCGACCCGCCGCCCCAGCCCGACGGCGAGCCCACCAACTGCGACGACTGCGGCTGCTACGTCCTGGCCACCGTCGACCAGCTGCGTATCCGGGGATGGGTCGCCTACAACGGCCAGTCCTTCACCGGCAAGCCCATGGAAGTCCGCCTGTGCCCCGTCTGCCGAGTAGGAGTGTGACCATGACCCAGCCCGTGACCGATTGGTTGCTGTACCGCAAATGTCCCATCTGCCAGCGCGGGTCGGGCAGTCCCTGCCGCTCCGCGTCCGGCCGCATCGTGGACGGCCAGCCCGACGGGGTGCCGACCGACTTGGAGCACCCGCACAGGGGCCGCCGGTTGCGCTGCCAGCCCAAGCCGCGACGGGCGGCGGCCTGATCGTTCTATGCTCTGAAACAGAGAATCCCCCGGCGGTGCGCCGGGGGATTTTTGTCGTTTCAGGCTCAGGCCCGCCGATCCTGCATCGGCGAGTCCCGTTCCGCGTCCCGGGCGGCGTTCCGGTTGACCGTCAGCTTCGGCCAGCTGTCCGGCGGCAACGGCTGAAGGTTGCGCGGGGGCGTGAACGGCTTCTGGTGGAAGTCGTTGGTGCTGTACCAGATGGTCTTCTGGTGGGTGGTGGTGACGCCGGTGTGCACGAGGATCGGCAGGCCGACCTGGTGGGCGCGCAGGCAGAACGAGATGTCCTCGCCGCACATCTCGCCGTCCGGGCCGGGGATCCGCTCGAACCAGATGTTCGGCGGCGCGCCCTGCTCGCGCAGCCAGTCACCGATCTTCTCGTATACCGACCGGTGGGTCAGCAGGAAGCCGGTGCCGGTCGCGCCGACCCGGGTCACCTGTTCCGGCGGCCACTCGCTGCGGGTAGCCAGCTTGTACGCGCCGGGCATCCCTTGGTGCGGGTCGATCCAGCACCAGTCGTACAGGGTGGGGGACAGGCGTGAGGTGAGGCCGCCCCGGAAGTCGTGCGCGTATTCGTTCTCGATGAAGCACAGCCCGCCGACGATCGGCGCGGTTTCCGGGTCGGCGACGGACAGCAGCCTCTCGACGGCGTCCGGTTCGAAGCCCATGTCGGTGTCGATCCAGAGGAGCCAGTCGGCTCCGCCGGACATGAATGCGGCCGTCGCCACATTCCGGGCGTGGGAGATTTCGATGGAGCGGCCCCACACGGACGCGAGGGATGCGGCCCCGGTGCCGCGCATCAGATGGTTGCCGTGCTCGCGGTCGTAGGCGATGGTCCGCAGTAGCGAGTCGACGAAGTTCGCGCCGAACGTGTTGAGGTGCGGGTAGGCGATGCACACGGTTTCCCCTGCTCGGGGGTTGTCCACCGTGTCGTTTTTGATCATGGTGCCGTTCTGATCCAGCACGATCCCGCGCTGCGCGGCAGCCAGATCCGGGGAATCGAACACCCCGAGCAATTCCCGCTGCGCCACACGGGCCTCTTCTTCCCGCGCGCTTTCTTCCGAGTCCATAAAGCCTCCTCCTCCGAGAACCGCAGGCTACCGGCTATGATCCGGTCCATACGCATCGGCGCTGCCACGGTCCGGCCGAGCGCTCGACAAGAGGAACCCCGAAATGCCACAGCTGCCTTTCCAGGTCCCGACGCTCGATGACGGCAGCTACGCCTTCTCGCAGATGTCGACGGACGACCTGACCTCGATCCGGGCTCAGGCCCGGGAAGCCGCCGCGCAGTATGCGGAGCTGGACGTCTCCGAGGTGACCGCAGAGACCATCGCGACCATGCGCGAGCTGACCTCCCTGGTCAAGGGTGTCGACGCCGAGCGCTCCCGCCGCAGCGGTGCCGCCGGTGCGTTCGCCGCCCTGGTGGACAGCCTCGGTGAGGACGAGGACGACGAGCTGGAGGAGACCCCGGCCGCGCCAGCCCCGCAGACCCCGGCGCAGCCCGCCCCGCAGGCCCCGGCCGCCCCGGCGTCGCCCGGCGTCGCCGCCGTCGCCGCGCAGACCACCGCGAACGGCGTGCAGGCCGCCGCGCTGCCCGAGCGGGTCCCGGCCGTCATCGTGGCCGGTGCCGGGAACCCGGACGCGACCGCCGGTGAGGAGCTGGACTGGCTCCGCGTCGGCAAGCTCGTCGAGAAGCGGTTCATCCAGTATGGCGCGGCCGGTGGTGCCGGTGCGCAGCGCCGCGACTCGGTCGCGCAGTTCAAGCTGGACTACCCGGCCGAGCTGACCGCGTCCGGAGGCCTTCAGGAAGACGCGTCGGCCGTCATCGACTACGCGGCCAGCGAGAAGCGTCTCCCGGGCGGCTCGCTGCTCGCGTCGCTGAACATCAAGCGCAAGCAGCTGGAGGCGACCGGCCAGGTCCAGTCGCTGACCGCTGCCGGTTCCGGCTGGTGTGCGCCGTCCGAGGTGCTGTACGACCTGTGCGAGCTGGAGTCCAGTGACGGCATGCTTGACATCCCGGAGATCAACGTCTCGCGGGGCGGCATCAAGTACACGACCGGCCCGGACTTCTCGTCGATCTACTCGGGTGCGGGCTACTTCCACTACACCGAGGCGCAGGTCATCACCGGTGTCACGAAGCCGACGATGACGGTGCCGTGCCCGACGTTCACCGACACCCGGCTGGAGGCTGACGGCCTGGCGATCCAGGCGGACCTGCTTCAGCTGCGCGGCTACCCGGAGCTGATCGCCCGGTTCGTGCGGGGTGCGATGGTCGCCCACGCGCACAAGATCAACCAGTTCATGCTGAACGCCCTGGTGAACGGCTCGACCGCGCTCGCCCTGCCGAGCAACGTCACCAGCCACACCCCCGGCCTCGGTACCACCTGGTACACCGACCACTCGGTCGTCACCACCCTGCTGTCGGCCCTCGACCTCGCCATCACCGACTACAAGTACCGGCAGCGCATGGCGATGAACGCCACCCTGGAAGTCGTCCTGCCCTACTGGGTGCAGTCGCTGATCCGGGCCGACGTGTCCCGCAAGGCGTACTACGACGGCGACAACGGCGTCGACCAGTTCGCCGTGGCCATGGCCAAGATCCAGGACTGGATGACCGCCCGGGGTGCCCGCGTCCAGTTCGTCTACGACTGGCAGGACGCCTTCTACTGGGCCGCCTACCCGACCGGCGCGCCGTCGGCGTGGCAGCGGTTCGGCGCGGACCCGACCACCACCGACTTCGTGCAGGACTGGCCGCACACCATCCAGTTCCTTGTCTACGCGGCCGGAACCTGGGTGCGCGGCAACGCCGACATCATCACCCTGGACACCGTCTACGACTCCACGCTGCTCGCGCAGAACAAGACGACTCAGCTGTTCACCGAGCAGGGCATCCTGGCGGCGAAGACCTGCTTCGACTCCCGGGTCTACACGGTCGGCGCGAACATCACCGGTGGCCTGATCCCGGACGGCGCGGGCTACTATGCGGCCAACTCGCAGGCTGCGGCGGCGACCGGCACCTTCGCCACCTTCCCGACCAACCCGTGATCCACGCCCGCTCGGTCACCGACGCCCCGGCGGCCGGGCGGGTCTCACGACGGAAGGGAGGGCGCGAAGATGGCGACCCTTGCGCCAATGACGGGACCGGTCTACGTCGACCAGCCCCCCGTCGGGAACATCCGCTACGGCCTCTTCACGGCGGCCAATGGCCCGTTCGACATGCCGCAGCACGGCGACGTCGGCGGCGTCCAGTATCTCCAGGAGCACTGCGGCCAGGGTCACCTGCTCGCGGCGGCGTCCTGTGCCGGTGCGACCATCACGGCGGCGTCCGCGCTGGACGCGTGTGACAGCGCGGCCATCGGCCTGCCGTTCGAGGTCGTCGCGGGCATCAAGGCGGGTGCGTTCCCGTACGACGCCCGTGAGGTGGAACGCCGGGCCCGTGTCCGGCTCGCCGACAACGCGCAGTACGTCGCGGAGCAGGCGTTCTGGGGCGGCAACGCCGACGTGCAGCCCGCGCTTCAGCGGCCGGAGCTGAACGGCAGCTCCGGGATCCTGGACATCACCCCGACGCCAGGTACGGCGGTCACCCTCGAATACGGGGTCGGCCTGCTGGAGAACGCTCTTGCTGCGTACTCCTACCCGGGGATCCTGCACTGCCAGCCGATCGTGACGCCGTACCTGGCGGCCCGGTCGTTGATGCCGCGTCCGGAGCGGGAAGCGCGCGGCGGGACCGGCGTGTTCCTGACCCCGATGGGCAACGTTTGGTCGTTCGGCCGGGGCTACTCCGGCAACAAGCCGAACAACGACGCGTCGGCCGCACCGGCCGGTACCGCGTACATCGTGGCGACCGGCGCGGTCACCATCTGGCGTGACCCGAAAGTGTTCGTCTCCCCGCCGGAGCGGACGTTCGACCGGTCCGGGAACGCGTGGCAGACCACTGCCCAGCAGGCGTACGCCACCACGATTGACTGCGTGGCGTTCTTCGTCCTCGTCGGCCTTGACGCGATCACCGCATCCACCGGTGCCGCCACTGCCGGTCGGCTGTACTGAGGGGCCAGGATGGGGTACATCACGGGCACCTACGAGACGAAGGACTGAGAACATGCCTGCTGAGAGTGGTTACAACGTGGCTGTCGTGCTCGTCAATCGGCACGAGCCGGAGGGCGAGACCGCCGGTCGGCTGCTGGAGATCGCCGAGGAGAAGGGCTACGGCCCTCGCGTTGTGGAGGCCGCGCGCGGCGACCACGATGCGGCCCTGTCGTTCCGGGTGCCGGAGGACGTCGCGGAGGTGTTCAATGCCGAGCGGGCTGAGCGGTGGCCGGACGACTCGGCGAAGCGGGCCGAGCTGGGCGTCAATGTCGATGGGTCCCCGCGCACGGCCCGCGACGAGCACGACAACTTGATCGAAAACGACCCGGAGACGGCCGCCCGCCAGGACGCCGACCCGTCCACGACGGACCGCAAGACGCGGGCCAGCAAGCCGAAGGAGTAACAGATGGCGTCCGTGTGTCAGGCCCCGATTCAGGGGACGACCATGCGGGTCCAGACGGTCAATTCGTGCGGCACCCCGAACGTGGGGTCGTGCGTGTCGGCCGTTTCGACCGGCTTCGTCTCGGTGGAGATGCAGGACCAGGTCGAGAACGGGACCGAGATTACGGTCGTGAACGCGGCCGGGGCCATGTGCGTCAACGAGAAGTCTCCGAAGCAGCTGAAGTGGATCGAAGTCACGATCGCCTTCTGCAACGTCGACCCGGAGCTGTTCGGCCTGATCACGGGCTCCACGCTGGTGCTCAACGACGCTGTTACCCCGGCGGCCGTCGGTTTCCAGACGCGCACCAGCAACTACGCGGCCGGGTCGTTCGCGTTGGAGGTGTGGACGAACATTGCGGGCGGTACGTGCGCGACGGTCGGCACCTTCTCGCTGGTGCCGTACGGGTACTTCCTGCTGCCGAACATCGTTGAGGGCACCGTCCAGGACCTCAAGATCGAAAACGCTGCGGTGTCGTTCACCGTGCAGGGCCGCACCAAGCAGGGAACCAACTGGGGCTCCGGCCCGAAGAACGTGCTGGCGAACATGACGACCGGGACGGCGCAGAAGCTGCTGACCGCCCTGCCGTCGGACACGCACCGGCACCTCCAGTGGACGTACCTTGCCCCGCCCGCCGCCTCGTGCGGCTGCGCGGCGTAAACGGCCCTCCTCCAAGGGCTTTCGGGGGGTGAACGGGGACCGCTTGAGGGAGCGGTCCCCGTTCTTCACATTCGAGGACGCCAGATGATCAATGCGGTACCCGACGGCTGGACCGTCGCCAGCATGCCCGCCTGCTCGACCACGTGGGCCACCCTGTCCGCCGACCAGCAGGCCCTTGCTCTGCGGCTGGCCGCCTTCACCATCTACTCGCTGACCGGCCGCCAGTTCGGCACCACCACGCTGACGCTCCGGCCGTGCAACGCCCCGGGCCTGCCGCCGCTCTACCAGACGTACCCGGTGAACGTGCTGAACCCGTGGGGGGCGGAGGACGCCGGGTCATACCCGGCCGCCTACATCTACCAGGGCGTGTGGCACAACACGGGCTGCGCGGGCATCAGCTGCTGCGGGTCGGCGTGCGAGGTGTCGTTGCCGCCGACTGTGTCCATCACGTCCGTGGTGACCGACGGCGCGACCGTCGACCCGACCGCGTACCGCATCGACAATGGCCGCCTGCTGGTCCGCACCGACGGCGCGTGCTGGCCGAAGTGTCAGGACATCAGCAAGGCCACCACGGCGGCCAACACGTTCGCGATCACCGGAGTGTTCGGCCGGACCGTCCCGCAGGAAGCCCTGGACGCGGCCGGGCTGCTGGCGTGCGAGATCGGCAAGTCCCTGGCCGGGCAGCCGTGCCGCCTGCCGCAGCGGATGCAGTCGCTGTCCCGGCAGGGAGTCTCCGTGCAGTTCCCGGCGGTGAACACGTATCTTGACCGAGGGCTGACCGGCCTGAATGAGGTCGATCAGCTGGTGGTGCAGCTCAACCCCGGGCGGCTCCAGGCGGCACCGAAAGTGCTGTCACCCGACATGTCCCCGACCCGCATCACCACCTGGCCGTGAGGTAGCAAATGGCTGACAACCTGACCGATCTGGCGGAAGCCCGCGCCCTGAACTGGCTCACCGGCAACACCACCACGGCCCCCACTCTGCCGCTGATGGTGCGCCTGATGACCGCCAACGGCTCCGACTCGGCGGCCGGTACCGAACTGACCAACGCGGGCGGTTCCACGTACGCCCCGCAGTCGGTGACGTTCGGGGCGGCGTCCGGCTCAGGCTCGGCGGCGAACTCGGCGGACATCGTCTTCGCGAACATGCCCGCCGCCACGGTCGTCGGCATCGAGATCTGGGACAGCGCGGGCACCCCGTTCCGCTGGTGGTGGATCCCCGCGACCGCCTCCAAGACGACCAACCTGGGTGACACCCTCCGGATCCTCGCGGGACAGCTCGCCCTGACGATGCAGTAAGGGACGGCTCATGACGTCCCTGTTCACGACGCAGACGCCGACCCTCCCGGACGTCTTCGAAGGTGTGCCCGTCACGGTGGGCATCACCCTCACGTTCAGCACGTCCGGGACGGTGACCGGCGCGCGCGTGTACGCCCCGGCGACGGTCGGCGCGGGCACGTTCGCTGCCGCCCTGTGGCAGGTCACCACCGACGACTCCGGCGGCTCCGGCGCGGGCACGCTGCTGGCGTCGGCCACGTTCGGGGCGCTCACCCCGGGCGCGTGGAACACCGTCAGCTTCGGCAGCTCCGTGTCGGTGGACACGGCGCACGCCTACGTGATCGGCCTGCGTACCTCGGAGGGCCGGTATGCGGCGACCGGCGGCCTGTTCACGTCGGCGATCGTCAACGCGCCGATCACCGGCCCGCAGGACGCGTCCGCGTTCGCCCCGGCGGGCTTCACCAAGCTGAACAACGGACGGTTCACGTCCGGCCTCACCAACTACCCGACCAGCACGTTCGGCTCGAACGGCTACTTCGTCGACGTGCTGTTCACCGCCGCTGGCGGGTCGGTCACCCTGTCTGCGCCCGGCACCGCGACTGGCGGCGGCACGGCGGCGCTGACCCGCGAGGTGCAGCTGTCCACCCCAGCGGTGGCGACCGGCGGTGGGAGTGTTGCCGCGCGGGCCGAAACGACACTGGGGGCGTCCGGTAGCGCGGCGGCCAGCGCCACGGCCGCCCTGACCGTTCCGGCCGGGATCACCGACCCGATCGCCGCGCCCGTGGCGGCGGAGCTGCTGGCCTGCTTCACCGCGAAATTGCAGACCCTGCCGAACCCGCCGAAGTACATCCAGATGCGCGTCGGATCGGACACGGGCCCGCTGATGGGCCCGAACATCGACGAGTGCTGCTCCGGCCTGGCGTGGGTGCGGGTGGGCCGGGTGTATCCGTCATGGGACAGCTTCCCGGGCCCCGACAACACGTGGCTGCCGTGTGGTCCCCTCGCCTACGCGGTGGAGCTGGAGATGGGCGTGGCGTTCTGCATGCCTTGGTCCGATTCCAGCGGCATCATCGACGAGATCGACCCGCCGTCAACGCAGGACTGGGCGTCGGCGTTCAACACGCAGATGATTCACCAGACGTTGATGCGGCAGACGGCAGCGTGCTGTTTCCGGCCGACGCAGCGGCGCGCGGTCGGGGAGTGGTCGTCGTTCGCGGTGGAGGGGGGCTGCACCGGCGGTAGGCTGACCGTGACCGTTTCTGTGCCCGCACCCTGCTCAGACTGCTAAGGGAGATCTCCGATGGCCGAGAACCGCAAGATCGAAAACGACGCGAAGAAGGACTCCGTCAGGGGCAAGGAGTACGAGGTGCTCGTCAGCTTCGACGGCCTCGACAAGGGCGATCGCTTCAAGGCCGACGACGACCAGTGGGCGCAGAACCACGTCGCCAGCGGCTACCTCCGGGACGTCACCGGCCAGCCGAACACCTACCGGCCCACCGCAGAGCAGATGGAGGCCCTGAATGCCGGTGACGTCAGCCAGGGTTGACCTCTACCAGGAGGAGATCCGGGGCATCCTGCACGAGCTGGTGGGCAAGGATGTCGCCCGGGTCACCCTGAAGGTGCTGAACAGGGCGCGCGTCATGACCCCGGTGCACACCGGGAACCTGCGCGCGTCCCACCAGATGAAGCTGACCAGCACCACCAGCAAGGTGCGCGGCGAGGTCTTCACCCGCGTGAAATACGCTCTACCCGTGCACGAGGGCCGCCGCCCGGTGGTGATCTACCCGAACACCAAGCAGGCCCTCGCGTTCCGCTGGCACGGCCAGCAGTTCGTGCGCAAGTGGGTGTCGCAGCCTGCCCGGCGGGGTCGCCCGTGGCTGCGGGACGCGCTTCGGGAAGTCGCGGCCGAAGAGGGCTACGCGATGCACAGCAGTGCCGCCGCCGACTCCGGCGGCGAGTAGGAGGAGGAGAACATGCTCGTCACCATCCTGCGCCAGCGGCAGCCGTACCACCCGCTGCTCGGCCGCAACATCAACTTCGACAGCCGCAGCTGGGACTACGCGCTCCAGCCGCAGGAGGTCTCCATTCAGGCGGTGCGCCACCGCCCGTACATCGACGTCCTGAACCAGGGTGACGTCGGCTCGTGCACCGGCAACGCGGCCGTGTCGTGCGCCTACCACGCCCCGTTCTACTCCCCGGACGCCCAGCCGTGGGCGTACGCCCCGGATGAGGACGGCGCGCTGCGCTGGTACGCCCGGAACACGGCGGAGGACGGCTTCTCCGGTGAGTTCACGTACCCGCCATCCGGCGGGGACGACACCGGCTCGGACGGGCTGACCGCGTCCAAGGTGGCGCAGGAGGCGGGCATCATCTCCGGCTACCAGATGGCCGGTGACCTGGACAGCTCGCTCCAGGCACTGATGGACCGGCCCGGCATCACCGGCATCCCGTGGTACCGCAGCATGTTCAGTGCCCCATCGTCCGGCCTGCTCACCGTCACCGTGTCGTCCGGGCTGGCCGGTGGTCACGAGCTGTGTGTCGACGAGATCGTCGCGGCCGACCAGCCGGGCAACGGGACCGGCAAGCTGCTGGTGGGCGGCCCGAACAGCTGGGGCACCGAGTGGGGGGCGCAGGGCCGCTGGTACCTGACCGCCGACGACTGGTGGTCACTGCGCCAGCAGGACGGCGACGTCTACTTCTGGACGGCGAAGTCGCAGCCGCCGCCGCTGCCCACCCCCACCCCTGACCCGGGCTACGACGAGGCCGACCTCACCCTGTGGTCGAAGACCGCGCCGTTCCGCAGCGACCGGCACATCGCACCGCACATCCGTCAGGCCGTGCACGAGATGGAGACCTGGGGCGCTCGGAAGGGGCTGCGCTGATGGCCGAGCTGACGGTTCTGGTCCCGGTAGGTGGCCGGGAAGTGGAGATGCGCAAGCCCACTGACGGCGCGCTCGTCGTGATGGCCCGCATCACCCGGGCCCTGCCGGACGGGCCGCCCGCCGACGGTGAGGCGGTGACGGACGAGGCCCGCGACAAGCTGGTCCGCAACCTTGGGACCCTCGCGCAGATCGTCGATTCCATCATCGTGAAGGACGCCGACCGGGACTGGCTGGATGAGGCCCTGATCGGTGGGACGGTCAGCGCTGAGCAGATCTTCGACGCGATCCGGGTGTCGGCGCTGAAGCTGGGCGAGGCGGGCGGCACGGGTGGCCCGGCGAAGGCGGCCGGTCCGGTCCGGCGGCGCGCGTAGGTGGCCGGTGATGCGCTTGCCGCGCTGAAGATCTGGGCGCTGGACGTGGATTTGGGCGGGGAGACTTTCGAGGTGCCCGCCCTCCCGGCCGCCGACTGGTTCGTGGCGATCCTCAGCGAGGACACCCCGCTGCCGCTGATCCCTGGGCTGATGTCCCGGGGCGCGGAGGAGCGCATCACCGACATGCTGCTGACCGGGGAGCTGGACGTGCAGGACGTTGTCACCAGGTCCCGGGAGTTGCTGGCGGCGGCGGCCGGGCGTTCCTGGTGGGAGGCCGACCGGTTGATCCGGTCGTCGGCGGCGTCGTGGCACATCATCGGCGGGGAGCTGACCCGGCTGGGCGTGGATCTGTCCAGGGTGAGCTTGGCTGCTGCGTTGAACGCGATCTACGTGGTGTGTGTGCGGACGATGGACGAGAAGGAGCGCAACAAGTTCGACATCGATCTCCGCCTCCCGCCGATCGGCGTGGAGGGCGTCAGCACGGAGGAGATGTACGACGAGCAGGCGGCCACGGCGGCGTTTGCGGCGCTCATGGGCGAGGCTAAGCCTCCGGCCCCCGTAGGATCCTGACCATGGCGGGATCTCTGGGGCGCGCGTTCGTGCAGGTGTATGCCGACCTGTCCAAGTTCACCCCGGGCTTGAAGCCGAAGATCAAGGCGGCGCTGGACGAGTCGACGAAGAACATCGACATGCCTGAGCTGGACAAGTCGATGGAGGCGGCGGGTGAGTCCGCTGCTGAGCATGTCGCCGAAGGCATGGATCGCAAGATCAAAAACGAGATGGAGAAGGAAGGCAAGAAGGGCGGACTCAGCTTCTCCAAGGGATTGAGCGCCACCATCTCCGGCATTGCCGCCGCGTTCATGCCCACCCTGATCGCCCTCGGTGTCGAAGCCGCCGCCGCCCTCGCCCCGGCCGCCACAGCGCTCGCCGCCACCATCCCCGCCGCCATCGGTACTGCCGTCGGCGCGATAGCTGTGCTGAAGATGGCCACCGACGGCGTGGGTGCGGCACTGAAGACCGCGTTCGATCCGAAGAAGGCCGCCCAGTTCCAGGCGGCCATGCAGAAGCTGACCCCGGCCGCCCGGTCCTTCGTCAACGAGATCCGCTCCCTGCACCCCGCGCTCCATCAGCTTCAGCAGGATTTCCAACAGACCTTCTTCGTGCAGCTGCAAGGTGTGCTGACCCGGGTGTCGAACACGATCCTGCCTACCTTGCGGACCGGCCTGCACCAGCTGTCCTACGACCTGGGGCGCATCGGCCGGGGTGTGCTAATGGCCTTCTCGAACGGCAACGCCGACCTGGCGTCGATCTTCATCGCTGCGCACCAGGCGATCCGGCCGTTCATCCCTGCCCTGTATGAGATGGTCCGCGCGTTCCTCACGATCGGGGCCGTGGCCGGGCCGATGTTCGCCAGCCTTTCCGGCGGCTTCGCAACGCTGCTGCGCCAGTTCGCCGCGTTCATCAGCAGCGCGGCCGACTCCGGTGCGCTCGCCCAGTTCTTCGAGGATGCCCTAGTGGTGCTGCGCCAGCTCGGCGGGATCCTGGGTGGCGTATTCCACCTGATCACGAACATCGTGAGCGTGCTCCAGTCGACCGGCGGCGAAGCTCTCGGCATGGTGGGCCGGTTGCTGGCCGCGTTGAACGACTTCCTGTCGTCCGCCGACGGCAAGAACACCCTGGTTGCCCTGTTCACGCTGTTCAACACGGTCCTCACATCATTGTTTATGATCATCGGACCGCTGATCCCCGTCGTCGGCCAGCTGGTCACCCTGTTTGCGAACGGCCTCACCGACGCCATCGTCAAGCTGACCCCGTACCTGGTGGGCGTCGCCGACTTCCTGGCCAAGCACCCCGACCTGATCCAGGCGGCCGTCGCCGCGTGGCTCACCTACAAGGCCGCGCTGATGGCCGTGTCCATCGCCGAAGGGATCGTGGACGCGCTCAACCCGGTCGGCCTGATCGTTCTGGCCATCGCCGCCATTGCCGCCGGTGCCTACCTGATCTACAAGAACTGGGGGGTCGTCTCCGACGCATTCAAGTCGCTGTGGGAGACGGTGAAGGGCTTCTTCTCCGGCGTGTGGGCGACGATCCAGAGCATCGGCGCGGCCATCGGGAACTGGTTCACGGTCACCCTGCCCGCCTTCTTCGCCAGCATCCCCGGCGCGATCGGCCGGGCCCTGTCCGCGCTGCCCGGCCTGCTGTGGAACCTGTTCCTCGGGGCGCTGAACCTTGCCGGGCAGGCAATCGGCATGGGCATCGGCCTGATCATCGCCGCGTTCGTGAAGCTCCCCGGCCTGATCTGGAACGCCCTCGTGTCGATCGGCCACCTGTTCGTCGACCTGTGGCATCTGGCGCTTGCCGCCGGGCAGGCCGTGCTGATGGCGGGGGTCAACGCGATTCTGTGGGTGTTCATCCAGCTGCCCAACAAGATCGCCGGGTTCGTTGCCCGGCTCCCCGGCATCATCGGCGGCGCATTCCGTACCGCGTGGGACTGGGCGAAACGGGAAGTTGCGAACGGAGCGGACGCGGTCGTCAACTTCGTCGCCCGGCTCCCCGGCCGGATCTCCGGCTTCATGCGCAACGTCGGCCACGACATCCTGTCCGGCCTCAAGTCGGGCATCAACTCGGTCATCTCCGGCTTCAACTCCGGCATCGACCGGGTTGCCAGCGTCGTGCACATCGGGCTGCCGCACATTCCGATGCTGGCGTCCGGCGGCCTGGTCACCGCCCCGACTCTCGCCATGGTCGGCGAGGCCGGGCCGGAGGCGGTCGTGCCGATGAGCAACCCCAGCCGGGCGCGTGCCGTCGCTCAGCGGACCGGCCTGCTCGACATGCTCGGCACCCGCTCCGGCCACTCCGAGATGCCGTCGATCCGGGTCTACCTGGGCACCCGGGAGATCACGGACATTGTCGATGTCCAGGTGGACAAGAAGCTGAACGATCAGGCCAACGAGCTTGCCTACGGGACGAGGTGACAGGTGTCGACGATCACGGCGACCGCCGACAACGCAAAGTCACAGGTGCGTCTCGACCTCAATTTCGCGGACATCGCAGCCCCCTACGCGTACGTGCAGCGGGTGGACGCGGTGACCGGCGCGGCCACGACGGTGCGCGGCCACGGCTCGTCGACGACGATCAGCGGCCTGCCGTACGTACCGATGCAGGCCGGTTTTCAGGGCGTGCTGTACGACACGGAAGTGCCGCTCGACACGGCCGTCTACTACACGGTGAGCGCGCCGTCTGTAACCCTCAACGCGACGTCCAGCTTTACGGCCGGGTACAGCGAGCCGTGGTTCCCGACCACCTCAACGGTGACAGCGCGCGTGTACTCGCTGCGCAACGGCTCGTACTACCTGGGCGTCACCGCTGACGGCGCGGCCACGCCCACGGTGCGGGGCGAGTCGATCCCTGCCACGGCAGGGGCAACCTTCACGTTTACGGTGAGCCTTTCGGCGTCGGTGTCGCAGTCGACCCTGGTGGGGCTGATCTTCCGGGACGCGACCGGGGCCATCCTGACCAGTCCGAGCACCACGGTCACCGTGCTGAGCCAGGCCACCTACTCCACCGCGCAGACCGCCCCGGCGAACACGACGAGCGTGCAACCGTACGTGCAGATGGCCGGAACCCCGGCTGCCGGGGTGCTGCTGCGCATGTTCTCCGCCGCTGTGACGAACGCTGCCGGGTCGGCCACATCCGGCGGGGTGACCGTGCCGTCGCTCAGCTCCTGCTGGCTGAAGGACCCGCTGCGGCCCGGCAATAACGTGCGCGTCGATCTGGCGTTCGACCCGAATCCGCAGTGCACGCCGACGGAGGGCGTGTTCTTCCAGTCGATGGATGCGGAGCAGCGGGCGGCGAACGCGTCCACGTTCAACGTCAACAACCAGGTGTTGCCGCTCGTGGTGTCGAAGATGCGCGGCGGGGTCACATCCATGTTGACCCTGGTGTCCCGCACCTTCGCCGACCGGGATCGGCTGAACGCGGCGCTGGCCGCCGGGTCGCCGCTGCTGTTCCAGGTGCCGGACGAATACGGGGTGCCTGACCAGTACCTGTCGGTGGCCGCTACCACCGTGTCCCGGGTGCTGCCGGACCATCGGTTCCCGATCCGCGTGTTCCAGCTGCCGTACGCGGCTGTTGCGGCTCCTGGCGGGCCGATGCAGGGCACGGTCGGCGCGCGCTGGCAGGACACGTGCAACCGGTACGCGACGTGGAACGCGGTGACGTCGGCGGGGCTCACGTGGACGCAGGTGCTGGACGGGGGGGCTGGTTGATGGTGTGGTCCGGCGGGCTGGACGCCCAGTATCGGGACGCGTTGACGCGTCCGCACACCGTCTACATGAGGGCCGACGTCTTGGACCGGTCCGGGAACGTTCTCCAGTCGGACCTGCCGTTCATTGACGGCAGCGTGCGCGCCACTCTCAGCAGCCGCGTGGCGCGCGTCCTGAACCTCACCGTCGACCGGTCCTGGTTTCCGCTCACGAGCGCCGGAGCGGTCGATTCAGGCGGCCTGCTGACCCCGTTCGGCAACCGGATCCGGGTCTACCGGGGCATCACGTACGGGGACGGCTCGATCGCCCGCTTCCCCGTCTTCTACGGCCGGATCGAGCAGGTTCAGATGGGCCGCAACGGGCAGGTCGGGATCGTCGGCAACGACCTGGCCGCCGACATCGTGGACGCGCAATTCGAGACGCCCGAGTCTTCAAATCCGGCAAACACGATCAGCACCGAATTCCGGCGGCTCGTCACCGAAGCCCTGCCAGACGCCACGTTCGGCACCTCAGACCTGACCGGCCTGAAGGTGGCCCCCGTCGCGTGGCAGTCCGACCGGGCGCAGGCCCTCGACGACATGAGCGCCACGGCCGCGATGATCTGGTACCCGCTCGCCGACGGATCTTTCGTGCAGCGGCTCACCCCGTGGACCAAGCCCGGCCAGACCGCCAGCGTCGCCCTCGCCGACGGCACCAGCGCCGGGTACGGCGCGAACGGGGGCATCGCCGACTGGACGGTCACCATCTCCCGGACCGGGGTCTACAACTCGGTCGTGTTCACCTCCGAGCGACAGGACGGCACCGCCCCGGTGTACGCCATCGTGCGCGACACGACACCGGCCAGCCCCACCTACTACCTCGGCAACTTCGGCCGCAAGCCGCTGCTCGTGCAGAACCAGGTGGCGCTGTCGCAGTCGCAGTGCCTGGCCGCCGCCCAGTCCCTGCTGAAGCAGTCGAAGGCGATCACGCAGGTGTGGGACCCGCTGTCGATCGTGCCGGATGCGTCGCTGGAGCTGGGCGACCTTGTCACCGTGTCCGCTGATGGGGCGAAGGACACGCAGGTCATCACTGGATTCACGCTGCCGCTGCGGGAGACTGGCGACATGTCGTTGAGCTTGCGCGCATACGCCCCGGTGACTTCGTGAGCACCCGCCTGGCGCATCAGACGCAGAAGACGGCCGGAATCCCGAACGGGATGCGGACGGCAACCATCGCGGCCGTGTCCGGCAGCACGGTGACGATCTCCCTGAACGGTGGCCTGATCTCATCCGGGGTCGGGGTGCTGGAGTCGTACACGCCGGTCGTCGGGGACACGGTGGCCGTGTTCCGGCAGGACTCGTCGTGGCTGGTGCTCGGCGCGATCTCGGTGACGTCGGTGGCCTCCAAGGCGACGATGGCGGGGACGACCACCATGAGCTTCACGACAGTGAACGCGGCCACGCAGGCAGTCAGCTACGGCGTGACCTTCCCGGTCACCCCGGCGGTCACGGTGAACATCGACTCCGGCTCAGGGTCGGCGGCCCGGTGGGTGGCCCGCGCGATCAGCATCGGGACGTCCGGCTTCACAATGTTCGTCTTCGCCGCCGACGCCGCGACGAGCACGTGGTCGAATATCCCCGTCTCGTGGATCGCCACGGTCAAGGGATAGGGGAGGAGGCGGGTTGATCACCGGCTACTACGACACGTTCGCGCGGACCGTATCGAACGGCTTCGGCACGTCCACGTCGGGCCACGCGTATACCGTCAACAGCACGGCCTCGCAGTTCAACGTGACGGGCGGGGCGGCCACCATCCTCCCGTCAACGTCGAACCAGGAGCGGGCCGGGTACGTCGACCGGCAGACCTCCGACATCGACATCACCGGGCAGGTGGCGCTGTCCGGCGTCCCGGCGACCAACCTGATGACGGTCGGGTTCATGGCGAAGCGGGACGCGGGCGGCAACAACTACTACACGGGCACGATGATGGTGGCGACGGGCGGCGCGGTGTCGTTGCGCTTCTCGAAGGTCATCGCGGGCGGCTTGTCGACGATCGCCACCGTGTCGACTGGCCTGACGTACGTGGCGAACACCTTCTACAACCTGCGGGTGGTGGTGTTCTGGAGCGACGCCCTTCAGGCGAACGTGCTGCGTAGCAAGCTGTGGGCGGTTGGCGGGACCGAGCCGGGCGGGTGGACGGTCAGCACCACGGATTCGTCGCTGACGCAGTACGCGGCGGGCACCTTGGCGGGGCTGTTTGCGCGGGATGAGGCGACGACGGCGGGCACGGTCACCGCCAAGATCCAAAACGTTGTCGCAAAGACGTACAGCCTGCCGATTCCCGCCGGTACCGACACCATGTGCCAGGACCCGGCCATCGGCTACCCCGATCAGACTGCGCTGCAATCCCTCGCGGTCGCTGCCGACGCCGCCATGGTGCCGCTCGATGCCCGCGCGTCGCTGGCGGGACTTTTTCCCCGGGTGCGGGTCAGCAACACGAACTTCACGTTCGGCCCGCTCAGCGTCGGCTCGTACAGCCCAGTCTTCACCACCACCGAATTCAATGTCGGCACCGACACGAACCTGAGCTACAGCGCCTCGAACATCTACCTGCCGCAGGGCATTTGGCTGGTCACTTTCGAGATCGAAATGGCCTCGGTTTCCTCGTCCTCCGACATGCAGCTTTCGATGTCCGGCGGCAGCACGGTTATCGCCGGGCCGATCGTCAATATGCGCATTAACGCCACTAACGCCAATGATGGTGGCGAGGGTGGTAGCGCGCACTTTTCGTACATCGCTACGTCAACCGACCCGTCCATTTCCATGACGATCGGCGCAACGCTTTTCCCGAGCAACAGTTCGGCTACCTACACGGTCAAATACTGCGCGATGAGCGCCGTGAAGATTTCGGACTACTTCACATGAGCGGAACCACGACTTACGAGGGGTATCCGTACCCTGCCCTCACGGATTTCGCCGACGTGCAGGACGCCTTCCGGCTGGCCACGGCAGTCGACTCCGACATCCGTTCCGTGGAAGCGCCGATGCGCAGCTTCCTGGGTCGCCCGTCGTTCGTCGCGCGGTCCTCGTCGGCGGGCAGCGGCATCACCAGCGGATCCGTGCTGCTCCAGCTGGGCACGACCGAATGGGATAACACCGGCGGGGTAGGCAGCAACCAGTGGATTCAGCCGAATGCGCAGGGGCCCTCCTGGTGGCTTTTCGGAGCGAATCTCATCCTTACGAACACTGGGACGCCGACGGTCGGTGATATGCGCATCGGCCAGCTGGTTACCGGCACCACCGACCAGGTGACCGGCCTCTCCACGAGTACGACCTTTTGGCAGCGCAACGACGACTCGAACACGAACGGCGAATGGATCAACCTGTTCGCCATGGCCCCCATCTACCGGGGCAACGTGTATGCCCAGCTTCAGGTGACCGGGTCGGCAACGGTGGCTATCGCCGCAGGCTCCCGCCTGTGGGGCATGTATCTGGGACCGGTGACCTGATGACGATGCGACAGACCCCGTTCGAGCGGATCCGTTACCCGTGGTCGGGTGATGTGGTCAGTGCCGCAGACGTGCAGTCGATGGGCGCGGACATCGACCAGCAGTTGGTGCAGGCGTCGAACCTGGGTGCGGACTTCTCGAAGTACGCCACGGTGCAGGCGCGGCGGGCGGCGGCGCAGAGCCTGACGAAGGGCACCCTGACGACGATCTCGTTCGACACGGTGGTGGAGAACAGCGCGAACAGCCCCCTGTCGAACGGCGCGTGGTGGAATTCGGGCTCACCTACCCGGCTGACTGCGCCGACGGCGTGCGTGGTGCTGGCCGTGGGCATGGGCGGGGTGAATGCTTCGGCGGCGTGGGGAAGCCCGGCGGCGTTGCAGGTGACGGTGGCGAAGAACGGGGCATCGGCCCTGCCGAACGTGCAAGGGACGAAGTATTCGCCGACGAGCACGACGACGGGCCAGCAGTGGGCGTCCGTGATGTCGATGTGGAGCCTGGTGGCGGGTGACTATCTGGAGCTGAAAATGTTCTGGACGGGCACTCCGGCTGGTCCTTTTAACACGGATACTGCGGTTCCTCCCTTTTTGTACCTGATGATGGTCGCGCTCCCCTCCGTGCCCTAAAAGGTCAGAGGTTTGTGAAAGAATCTTGGCAGCTCAGGCCGCCGGGAGAACGGGGCGAAAATGGTTGAGGTAAATGCGCAGAATCTTCCCTGGTACCTGATCGGCTTGCTGACCTCCGCCCTGATGGCGGTTTTTTACGGCATGTTGCGGGGCAAGATCGTTCCGAGTCGCGTTTCAGACCAGTTAAGAGAGAGCGCGGAGGCCCGTGCCGAGATAGCAGAGGCGGGGGTGGCGGCGAATACTAAGAGCGTTGAATCGCTCGTCCAGTCGGTAGGGAAGCTGATGGTCCTGGCGGAAAACCAAGACAAGGTGCTGAGAGCCCTGCGCGACAGTGCCGCCCGCGCCCGGAACCGGGGCGGTGGCGGGTCGTGAGGTGGTGGTGGCCGTGGCGACAGCAAGCCGAGCGCTCGGGGGAGGCGCTACGGGCCGCCGAAGTACTTCGTGATCTTGCCGAGGAGCAGCACCGGCGGGTGCAGGAGATCGCGCCTCGCGTGGACGCCGCAACGGACTCCCTGCAACAGTTACGCAGGGAAAACCACTTCGGTCCCATGATCGAAAACATCTTGCGAGGCAACAAGTGACACCAACCGCGCTGGGTACCTGGGGCCTGTACCTGTCGGCCGTCATAGCTACCGTCGGCTTCGTCGGCTTTGCCGTGATGGCGCGCTTCTGGACGTCCCGGGGCGGCTGGCACGTCTTCTGGTACATGCTCGTCATCGCCTGGGTTCTGGACCTCGCATCCGTCGCGCACCTGTTCGACCCGCCTTGGTTCGCGTGGCTACGCCTCGGATCGTTCGCGATCGGGATGCCTATCGTCCTGGCGTGGCGGTCCTGGATCGTTTTTGATCTTCAGCTGTTCCGGCGGCGCGAGCAGAAGGAGCGAGAGCGTACGGTAAGGGCAGACAGCGACATGGCAGGCAGCTACGTAGCTGGCAAGGAGGGGGAGCGCGTTGACTGACGCGAACGAAGAGATTCAGGTTGTCACCCTCGACGACCTGACCGTGCCGACCACCGATCAGGGCGGCGGCTCGTATGAGCAGTTCATCAGCGAGGAGAAGCCGGACCACGACCCGTTCGGCGACTACCCGGAGCAGCCGGAGCCGACGGCGGCGGCGCTGTTCGGGATCCCGATGCAGGCGTCCGCCAAGCTGGCACACAACCTGGACGTGCGGCGGCAGAGGATCTGGGCGTGCTGGGGAAACAACGTGCAGGTCGGCTGGATCGGGGACGCCTCGCATCAGGCGGAATGCTCCGACCACAACAAGGACGCGGCGGGTGTCGTTCACGCGATCGACCCGATGCTCACCGGCAGCCGGGCGCAGGCCGTCGTCAACGAGTGCCTGGCCCACCCGGGCGATCTCCAGTACGTGATCCACAACCGGGTGATCTGGTCGGCAACGACCGACTGGAAGGCGCGCCGGTACACCGGCTCGAACCCGCACACCGACCACGTGCACATCTCCGGCAAGCACGGCGGAGCGAATCGGACCAGCATGACGTGCACCGGCTACGACGTGGCCGCGCAGAATGCGACCCCGGGGTTCAACCCGTGTCCGGCCCCGAAGCCGCCCGCGCCGAAGCCGCCCGTCAAGCCGGGCAAGAACGCCCCCGGCACCCGGACCCTGATCTACGGCAAGACGCTGCCGTTGATGACCGGCGACGACGTGCTGTTCGTGCAGCGGTTCATCGGCGAGCGGGAGGCGGGCAAGGCGGACGGCAAGTACGGGCCGCACACGGCGGCCGGTGTCCGCTGGTACCGGAACATGCGCGGCCTCAAGCCGATCGGCGAGGTCGACGCGAAGACGTGGGCCCAGATGGGAGTGAAGTGGAATGGGTAACGGCGGCAGCTTCTTCCAGCGGTATCCGCTGGCCACGATCATCGGCTGGGCGACGTCGGTCCTCGCCGTGCTGGTCGTCCTCCAGGGCAGCCACACCTTGACCGGTCCGGCCGCCCGCTGGGTGGACCTGGCCGCCGGTGTGCTTCAGGTGGTCCTGACCGTCGCCGCCCGGCAGCACGTGACGCCGGTCGTCAACCCGAAGGACAACGAGGGGCGCACGCTGGTGCCGCTGGAGCCGGGCAGCGCGGTCCGGTAGTGCGTCAGGGCTGCCGGTGCGCCCACGGGGCGGGGACCGGCAGCCCCCACGCAAAGGCGAAGTGCAGCCCGAGGAACGCCAGGCCGAACAGCAGCATATTGATCGACCCGAGGTGCACGCCGAAGGCGGCCAGGAACCAGATGATCGCTGCGATCAGGGCAAACATGCCAGACTGATACCCGGTCGGGCATCGAGGCAATCAGGGGTGGGGACGTGGCGGGTCGTACGGCGGTATCGGTGATCAGCGTGTCCCGCGCGGGGTTGACCGCCGTGCCCGCTCCGGCGACTGCGCCGGACGTGACGAACGGCAACGTCATCGCGAACGACGGTGCGACGGTGCTCGTGCTCTTGAACGGCGACAGCGCCACCCACACCCTGACCGTCCAGCTGGCCGGGGGCGTGGATGGCGCTACGGCAGGCCCGAAGACGTACACGGTGCCGGTGTCCGGCACTCGGCAGTGGACGGGTGTTTTCCCAGTTCAGTACTTCGGCTCGCAGCTGCTGTTCAACCTGGATTCGGCGCTGGTCACGGTCCAGGCTGTGTCGCTGCTGGGACCGTGAACGGCCCGTCGTTTTCGATCTTGTAGTTAAGCCGGAAGTACGGTGTCGCGTTGCCTTCGTCAAACCACAGGTAGCCTGCGTCTCCGGTGAGGAACCACCAGCCGCGCCCGTTCACGGTGTAAAGCTTCGCCGGGACGTTGATTGGGTTGATTCCGGCCCGGCGTTCGATGACCCACCCGAGAGCGATGCACTCGGCGACCGTGTCGGCGTTCAGGGTGCGGTCGTGGCAGGGGCGGCACAGCGCGAGCAGGTTGCGCACGTCATTGGAGACGGCAGCAGCCGCCCCGTGAACGCCGCCGGAGCCGCGCGTCATCCGGTGGTGCGGGTCCAGGCGGCCGGGAAAGCCGCAGCCCTCGCACCGCCCGTTGCTGCGGGCTTTCGCGAGGGCTGCGGCCTGCTCGAAGTCCATCAGTACGGCTGCCCGGAGACGGGGATCGGCATGACGGCCTCCAGCTCGCGCATTCCCTGCCGGGCGGGGTCGGCGAAGCCCATGCCGTTGTCGCGCGTGACGGTGTACTGCGGGTCGCGTCCGGCCTTCTTGACGAGACGCCGCCGCTGGGCGGGGGTGATCCGGCCGCTGGCGGAGCGCGCCTGGTACATGGTGAGCCGTTCGTAGGTGCCCATGGCCTGTCGCGGGCCGCCGCCGCTGCCGGTGCTTTCGCCGGGGCAGTCATCCACGGCTGGGCAGAACAGGATCTCGCCCTCGAAGCTGGGGTGGCCGGGGCAGTGCGGGTGACGGTGCTCGTCGTGCAGCTCGGCCCGGTCGGCGAGGTCGGCCGGGGTCATGAGGCCCTGGGTGGTGTACTGCATGTCTCCTCCTTGGTGTCTGCCGTAAGCATACACCACGAACGCAAGAACGCCCCGCCGGGACCTGGGAGTCCGGCGGGGCGTTCCGTCTATGACCTGCTCAGCAGGGGCAATGCTTGGTGCGGCTGTTCTCCGCGTTGGGCCGGTGCCCGGTGGCCCGCTTCTCCAGGTTCGCGCAGTGGCCCTTGAGTCGGTCGCCGTGGATGTACTTCCCGAGGTGAGTCAGGCACCGGCAGAAGGCGCAGGGCTCGGCCCATCGGATCTTGGCCGCACCCTCGCCCTCCGTCCAGTAGCGATCCAGCTTCTCCGTGCCCGCCACGCCGCCGGGCGTGACGGCCGCAACGACGGCGTGCCCAAGGTCCCGGGCCAGGGCGGCAAGCTTCATGCGCTCAGGTTACGCGCAGGATCAGAGCCCGGAGTGCCCGACACCATAGACGGCCTGTGCGTGGGTGAAGCCGTCGCCCGCGTCGGACTCCAGCTGCCACGTCAGCTCCTTCTTGGACATCGGCTGCAACTCCAGGTAACCCTTGGCCGCCTTGGCGGCCTGCTCGTTCCAGTCGACATGCAGGGAGTCGACGGCCGCCACGGCGACCTTCTCGGGGAACTGGTCTCCCGCCTTGGAGGACAGCTGCTTGATCAGCCCCTTGCGGGAGAACGCCTGCATGTCCAGGTAGCTCTGCGCGGCGCGGGCGGCGTTGTCCTGCTCGGCGCTAACCGGCTTGCGGCTGCTCGGGGTGGGCACGCCCGGGGTGACCGGGGCGGCCGGACTGGCGATGGTGGGCGGGACGGTGGGCGGCTCGGTGTGAGACTTGCCGCCGCCGCAGGCGATGAGGGTGGCGGCGATCGGGGCGGCGAACAGCATGGCCAGGTGGGACTTGCGCACTGCGGATTCCTCCAAGATCAAAAACGTTGCGAGTCGGGGTTGTCCAGGACCAGGATCCGTTTCCACAGCGTCCCGTCCGGGTTGTGGATAGCGATTTCGGTGCGGGGGCGGGCGGCCCCGATCTGCGCGTAGACCAGGATCGCCCGGGACGCCACGTCCGGCGGGATGGACGCCTCCGCAAAGCAGGTGAGGTCCAGCGCGGTGAGCGCCTCATCGGTCAGCTGCACCGATGCCATTACTCCTTCACCCCGGCTTCCGGTCCTCGATCGGATCGGTTGGTTCGGCGAATTCCGGGATGCCCAGCTCGCGGGCGGCATCGTTGACCATGACGCGGATGTCGGCCGGGTGGAACCGAGTCCAGCACGGGTCGTCGGTCGTCTCGCCGCGATGGTCAAGCGCGTCATGGTTCTCGCGGGCCCCGGCGATCCAGTCGTCCAGCGCGCCCAGAAGCGCGGAGAGCGCCTGACGCTGCCCGAGGGATACAGCCTCCGGCATACGGGCCGCCGTGACCTCCTCGGCGGTCCTGGCGGGCTTCTCGTCGCGGATGGGGACCTTCGGCATCCGCACGTGGACGGTGTCCCCGGCGCGGGCAGCAACCGCCCGGCCGTTCGGACCGATGATCGTGATCGTGTCACCCCGCCCGACCGGCTTCTCCAGCCGGTCGAGGCGCGTCTTGATGTCCCGAATGGCCTGCTCGATCTTCGGATCCAGCTTGGCCACCACCCGCACCGTCGTTTTCGGCCTCACTTCTCGTACGCCCCGTTCATCAGCCGGTCGGCGAAGTCCGGGTCGTAGTCGTCGGCCGGGACAACGGTGACCTTTGCGACGTGCAGCAACTCTTCCAGCCGCTCGTGCGGGTCGATGGTGGCGTCCAGGTGCTCCTGCATGGCGTCCCGGGCGGCCCGCATCCGGGCGTCCAGCCGCTCACTGGCCGGGGTGGGCGCTTCCAGCATCCCGGCGAAGCCATGGGCCAGTTGCGTCATGCGGGCAACCCCCTCCTTCGTGGTGGTGACCGCGACGTAGGGCGCTCCCTGCCGGACCGTGATGAACGGCAGGGCCTCGCCGGTCTCCGGGTCGACTCCCGGGTCTCCGGGCTCGCCGACCTTCGCGGCGTGGTCGGTCAGCGCCTTCAGGAAGGCGGGGGAGACGGCCTGCACGACGGCCTCCGGGTGGCGCTCCAGGGCCCACCGCAGGGCGGCGGCGGAGTCGGTGACGGCTGCCGACTTGTTGCCCGGCCGGTAGGCCACCGACCCGATCTTCTCGCCGTCCGGCAGGTACGCCCCGACCTTCTCGACGCGGCGCGTGCCGAAGTCGTGGGTCACCTCCTGCCGGAGCGCCTCCTCCATCGGCTTCAGGGCCTTCAGGTAGGTCTGCAACGCGGTCAGCTTCTCCGCGCTCGTCAGCCCGGCCGCCGGGATCCCGTCCTCGGTGGCGGGACCCGTCTTCTGGTTAGTCACGGCTTGCTCTCCTCCAGCTTGATCTTGCAAATTCGGGACTCGCGTTTGATCTGGGCCAGCACGTTGTCGTCGCCGCGACCCCGGTTGCTGCCCTTCAGGTTGGACGTGGTGATCTGCACGTGGCCGCACGGGCAGCGCCAGACCGGGTGGTTCTTCCATCGGGCGAGGGTGAAGCCGTTCTCGCGGAACAGCTTCACCACCCTGTCAACGTCCTTCATCAGCCGTTCTCGCTGCCCTGGCTGCCGGGGCTCGGCTCGTCCCAGCTGTCCGCCGCCGCCGACCGCATGGTCTCCGCGTGGTCGGACTTCGCCAGGGTCGCCTGCACCCGCCGGTCCTTTTCCTGCTCCAGCCACTCGCCGAGCGTGGACTTCGGCGACACCTGCGTCTTCAGCAGTCCCCGACCGTCGGCGAAGTCCCGCAGCCACGACAGGTTCTCGACGGTGGTCGTATCGTCGCTGCCGATGGAGGCGATCCGGACGGCAACGCGGGTGGTGGCGCTGATCGGCGAGTGGCTACCCCCGAGCCCGCCAACCTCCCGCTGGTGGATGCCCTTGGTGGCCATCCAGTCGTACAGCTTGCCGACTTTCTCCAGTTCGCCGGAGTCCAGCTTGGCGTGCAGATCCAGAATCTCAGCGTCGGTGGCCTGGCTCCAGTCTTTCGCCGGGGCGGGCGGGGCGGAGACGGGCCGGTTCCGCTGGGGCCGCTCGCGGGGGAGGTTCTGGAACTCCTCTGGGCTCATGGCCCGGTCCTGGTGTGCGGTGGGGACGGCTGCTGCGCCGTCGTCGTCCTCGCCGCCGGGGAAGGTGTTGGTGACGGCCATGAACGCGTACCGGCGGGCGTAGGTAATAGCGGAGCCGAGCTGCTGCGGCTTGGTGCGGGTCGGGTCGGGCAGCGGCCACGTGCCGGTGCGGGACTCGCCGCTCTCGTGCAGCAGGGAGTACGAGAGCACGAAGCCGGTGTCGGCGATCGTCGGGAAGGCGGTGAACGACAGGCCGTGCTTGCCGAGCGCCGGGGACACTTCTTCGGTGACCTGGTCGAGCCCGGCGTACCCGTAGCTGTAGCTGACCTTCGCGCCGCTCTGGGACTCGCCCGTGACCTTTGCCTTCTGGTCCTTGGTGAGTTTGGGCAGCTCAGCCTGGAAGGCGGCGAGCGCGGCGGCAAGCGTTTCGTGTTGGGGCATCGGTACCTCCGGTCGGAGTAACTGTCAGCTCCCAATATACACGGTGTCAGCCGCCGCGCAACACCCGGGTTAGCCCTTGAAGGTTTCCGGCGGCAACCCGGCGTCCGGGCAACCGACCACGTGCAGCCCAGAGTCATGCGGCCCGGACGTCCGACAGTCCGCGATCTTCGCGGCCCGCTCCACTTCTGCCGGGTCCGGGTCAGCCCTCTCCGACATCCTCAGCGCCTCAGCAGCGGCCTCAGGGCGGTAGTGAGGGTTCAGGGTGGCCTCGCCCTGGAACGCCCGCTGCTGGGCCTCCCAGTACGCCTCCCGGGGGAACAACTTCGACCGGGGGACATCCGGCAGCGACGCCCGCAACTGCGTCAGCAGATCCAGCACCTTCGGCGACACGTCGGCCTCCGTCAGCCGCTCACCGTGCGGCAGCTCCGGCAGCGCGTCGGCCTTCGGAACGCCGTACTGCCCGGGTGCCCACTTCGTCGCGGCAACGGCCCGCTCCCGGACAATGTCCCGGACGATGCGCCGGACGTGCGCGGGCATGATCCAGTCGGTCTCTTCGGCGTAGTGCCGCCGGATCGCCTCCATGACGTCGTCGGCGGGGATCTCGCCGATGATGGCGTGCCACGCCCGGATGTCCCCCTCGCCGACGGTGCGCCGGTCAAAGGACTGCGCCAGGGCCAGCGCGGTCGCGGTCTCCATGATGTTCATGCGGTCTCCTCCATCTGCTGCTGCAAGCGGCGGCCCAGCTCCATCGTCTGAGCCAACTTCATGTCGGTGGTGCTGGGGCGGTATGCGCCGCTGGGCGGAAACGGCACCGCGCCGTTGCTCGGGATCAAGGAGTCGCCGGGCGGGCTGGATACCGGCAGATTGAAGCCGTGCGGGACCCGGGCGGCGGCCGTCCGCATCCAGTTGCGCCAGGTGGCGGCCCAGTCCAGCTTGCGGCCCTTTGCGCCCGGCGCGGCCTTCCAGTAGTCCACGAACTTCTCATGTTCCATCCGGCCGTTGATCACCCGGTGGAGCTTCTCGGCGGCGAACCACGCCTTCATCTCGTCGGTGGGCATGAAGCCATCGGGGATCCGTGTTGCCGTCGTCGGGCGCGGAGCGCGGCCCTTAGAAGTAGATGCTTCAAAGAGCGTTACTTCGTTATAAGGAAAGCCCTCCGGCTCCCGGAGGGTCCCCCCTCCAGCTCCCGGACCCCCCCCCTCCGGCTCCCGGAGGGTCCCCCCTCCGGCTCCCGGAGGGTCCTCGGCCGGTTTACGAGTGCGGATGTCGGCCCAGTCTTCGGCGTCCGGCGCGGGGGTGTCTTCGCCGTCAACGAGCGCCTGGTACCGGTTCGAGCGCCGCGCCCCGTTGGCGTGCCGCCGCTCGAAGACCTTGATAAGTCCGACGTCGACAAGGTGGGCCAGGGCGTTGCGGACGGTGCTTTCGCTCAGCTCGGTTTCGTCGGCGATGAGGCGGGTCCGCAGGTAGCAGGAGTGGTCCTGCCCGGCATGGTCGGCGATGACGCGAAGAACGCTGCGCGCGCTAGGGTTTCCGGCCCTGATCTGGCGCACCCAGACGAGCGTTTCGAAGGACATATGGTGCCAACTTTCACTCGCGGCACCCTGCGGAGTTGATGCGGTTGTATGCCGCCGGTAGACTCCGGGGTGCGAAAGGGATATCGCAGAGCTTTACTTCGACGCCTCGGGTTGCCGCCCGGGGCGTCTTCTTTTTATCACCGTCAGGCGACGGCGGACACCTCTTCGTCAGGGTTGTCGTACCAGACCCGACGGGTGGGTTCGCAGAACTGCTCCCGGATCGTCCGGGCCCACCAGAGCGGCTCGCGGATCTCCGGGAAGTCGACGGGCGGCAGGTGACCGCGCTGCTTCCACTGCTGCGGCGTGTACCGGTCGACGCGCATATGGCGGGCGATCCCGGCGAGGTCGACGACCTGCCGGTCCCGCAGCTGGGCGATCTCTGCCTGCGCCTCCTCGTACAGCTTCTTGTAGTTGGTCGCCATGTTGTTGTCCTCACGGGTGGGGGAGCGGTGCGTCAGCTAGGAGCATACAGCACGAGGCCGGGCCGCCTGAAGGCCCAAGATCTCTTGATGTACTCTGTACCCTGCGGGTTGACAACGGGCATCACAGGGCGCAGGCTGAGGCACGTCACCCCCACCTGAGGAGCCTGCCGTGATCATCTTCGCCGTCCTGTCCGTCACCTGCCTGTCGATAGCCGTCATCGGCATGACCATCTGGGCGTTCATCGCCAGCTGGCCGTTCACGATCGCCGTGGAAGACACCACCGTGGAGGACGACACCATGAGCCCCAACCCCCGCAATCAGCCCTACCAGGGCCGCCACCGCTTCGACGAGGCCGCCGCCATCACCGCCCCGCTGGCCCTGGAGCCGGAGGACCGGACCTTCCTGGAGGCCGTTGCCGCGCAGCCCCTGGCCGCCGGTCCCGACCCGTTCGCCGCACCGGCCGAGTCCACCCCGGACGCCTGGTTCGGCGTCCCGAACGACGACACCCGGCACCTCACCCTCGCCCCGTGAGGACCCTCAAAGACCTGCTGCGAGCCAAGGAGACCGCCGTGATCGGCCAGGAAACGACCGTCCCCATCAAGAGCATCCACGTTCCGCCCGGGATGCGGGGCCCGGCCGACCCGCCGCCGCTGGAACTCGCCGCCGACATGGTGGCGAGCGGGATGCGCCACCCGGTCACCGTCTGGACCGACGGCACGCTCATCTCCGGATCCCGTCGGCTCCGCGCCCTTCTGGTGGACGACCCCGGAACCGTCCGCGCCATCGTCGTCGACAACATCGAGGATGCCGCGAAAAGGTTGCTCAACGACAACAGCGACGAGCACCTGTCGGTCCCGATGAAGCCGTCCGAGATCTGCCACCTGTGGGCCGCGCTGCGCAAGCTTGACGAGCCTGCCGCCGCCGCCCGGCTCACCGCCGCCCGCCGCCGGGGAGTGGAGCTGCGCAAGCAGACCACCTCCGGCCAGCGCAGCCCCGGCCGCGCTGGATCCCGGGGCACCGGCGACGAATACCTGATGAGCGTCATCGGCGAGCCGTTCGGCTACGCCGAAGCCACCGCAAGCCGCCTCTGGACGGTCTACAGCGTCGCCAACAACCCGAGCATGTCGGACGAGCGCCGCAGCGAGGCACGGACCGCCCTTCAGGCGCTGGACGAGGGGCGGTGCAGCATCTGGGCTGCCTACTCGGCCATCGTTCGGGGCCGCAAGGTCATCGCCACGCGGCCGAAGTCGGCCGCCGCCGGGCCCGCCCCGGCCTCCCGGCAGACCGCCGCATGGGCCCGTTCGCTGCCCCAGCTGGAGGGCCTCATCACCGGCCTGGTGGAGCTGGGCCCCCCGAACCCCGCCCTCACCTGGGATCAGGTGGGGCCGGTGCACGCGCGGCTGGCGAAGGCCCGCCGTGACCTCGAAAAGATCATCAAGACGATGAAGGAGACCGCCCAGTCATGACCAACCCCCTCCAGTCCGCCTCGTACGCCTTCGTGGACCGCAAGGTCGGCGAGCTGCTCGTTGACCCGAAGTTGCAGCGTGACCTGAAGAAGTCCCGCGTCGACAAGATGGCCGCCGACTTCCAGCCCAACGCGCTTGGGATGCTGACCACCTCCTTCCGGGGCGAGGGGCAGATCCACGTCGTCGATGGTCAACACCGGCTCCGCGCCGCCGAGGCCGCCGGATACACCGGCACGCTCACGACCAAGGAGTACCACGGCCTGACCCCCGCGCAGGAAGCCGCTCTGTTCCGGCTGCTCAACCAGACCGAGAAGGTCAACCCGATCGATCAGTTCCTCGTGGCCGTTGTTGAGGGCCGCCCGGCCGCCGTGCACCTGAGCCGGATCCTCAGCGACAACGGATGGGCACTCGCCCCGACCGCCCGCAAGGGGCACCTGTCCGCTGTGCGCAGCCTGGAGCGCGTCTACGACCTGTCCCCCGAGGCTGCCGGAGCCGCCATTGCCGTCCTCACCGCCGCGTACGGCCATCAGCCCGCCGCCGTACAGGGCCCCATGGTCGAAGGGGTCGGCCGGATGCTCGCCAAGTACCTCGGACAGGTGAATCTCGACGACCTGGCGAAGCGTCTGGCCAGCGTCCCCGGCGGCCCGGACGGGCTCGTCGGGCACGCCCGGGGTCAGCAGCTGACCCGCTCCGGCAACCTGTCGATCCAGCTGGCCCGCATCGTCACGAACGTCTACAACCAGCGCCGCCGGACTTCGGCGCTGCCCGAGTGGCAGTGACCCGTCGCTATCCCGCCCCGCCCCCGCCGCCCCCTGAGGTGGCGGGGGCGGCCCCGCGCGGGCAGTGGCTAGCCTCCGGCCGCCCGGCGGACGCCGCCGGGGTGGTGTGGCTCGTCCGGCCCATGCCGAACGGGCAGTGGCCGCCGGAACACGATGCCCCGCGCGACGACTCGTTCTCCTGGTGGGTGCGGTCGGCGTGCGGGCATCCGGGCGGCTTCCGGCAGTGGGCGTTCTACCGCGAACAGGACGCCAGGACGTGCGAATGGGTGTTCCGGACCGAGCCGTGCCGGTTCAGCCGCTGTCACAAGATCAAAAACGAACAGGGGGACAGGTCATGAGCCCGGACAAGTGGGACGACCTCATCAACCGCGCCCGGCTGTACTCGATCAACCATCAGGAGCGGGTCCGCGTGCGCGGCTGCCAGCTCGGCCCGCGCGCCGCCCGCTACCTGAAAGTCAACTGGATCTATGTCATCGACTGCGTCACCACCTGCCCGTGTAGGAGCAAATGATGCCCACTCACCCCTTGGACTACGACAGCTTCGACGAGGTGGCTGTCATGCGCCTGGTGAAGGGCCTCCACGTCGGCGGCCACGTCCGTCCCGAAGACGCGGCGGAGGCAGTGCGCCGCCTCGCCTGCGACGGATACAGCGACGGCCAGATCGCCTACCGGCTGGGATACAGCCGCCGGGGCATTGTCCGCATCCGACAGCGCCGCAACATCCCGCCCGCCCTCACCCCGATGCAGAACCGCTACGACCGCATCCACGACGCGCCCAATCGCCCCAAATCGAAAGGCTGATCCGGATGGCGAACTGGGCATGGGCCCATACCCCGGCGAGCAACTGGGCCCGCCTCCGGCTTGTCGGCGGCCCGTTTGACGGCGAAGACGCGGGTTTCCTGCCGCCGGACATCGCCGCCCCCGGGCAGATCGTCTGGTCCACCTGGACCCCGTGGGGGTTCGACGCCTGGCTCTACGAGTGGCACGGTGAGGAGAAGATCGATCACGGCCGCACGCAGCTGCTGGTGTACCGGCCGACTGGCCGACGCCTTGCCGTCGATGAGATCCCGCCGGTGCTCGGCGCTGACTCGCAGCTGTGGGCCGACGGCGCGATGCTGCTCCAGCGGGTCGCCGACCGGCTGCCGCCCGGCCGGTAACAAGATCGAAAACGGAGGATCGATGAATAGCAAGTTCCCGCCCGACCGGTACGAAGCCGCCATCCGGCTCGAACGCGCACGCCAGCACATCCGCGAGCTGGCCCGCTGCGGCGGCACCGTTACGCAGGTCGACGCGATCGAGGTTCAGCAAGCCGAGCGTGAGTACGACCGGGCCACCCGGTGGATCGCCTTCACCGAGTGACCAGCCCGGTCACGTACGCTGGGCGGCGTAGGAGGAGCCCATGCCACGCCGCCCAGCAAAAACCTCGAAGTACGACAAAGACCGCGACGCCGCAGCACTCGACAAGCTGGAGCGCCGCAAGCTCGAACTCGACCCGCATCTCGACCCCTGGGAGATCCAGCCCCGCGAATCGCAGCGCAACTACGGCCTGTTCCAGATGTACCGGGACTCCGGCCGGATGCGCTCCATCGCCCAGATCGCCGCCATGACCGACGTCATGTCGTACGCGGGGATGACCCGGCTCGGCCGGTACAACCTGTGGGCCCAGCGCGCCGCCGCCTGGGACGCCGAGCAGGACCGCATCACCGCCATCCGCCTTCTCGACGCCCGCGAGGACATGGCCCGCCGTCACATGAAGCTGGCCGCGTCGCTGACCGAGAAGGCCCTCGCCCGCCTCCAGACGATCAACCTGGAGAAGGTGTCGATGCACGCCGTTATTCTGGCCCTTGACACGGCCGCGAAGATCGAGCGCGCCGCGCTGGGCCTGGAAGGACCGAACAGAGCAGCCACCACCGTCACCGTCGCCGCCACCAGCACGACCGACGACGACGGCAAGCCGGAGATGCGCGTCGAGGTCGGCGTGCAGCACGACAAGATCATGGCGACCCTGGACGCGATGGTGCAGCGCATGAGCCCGGAGCAGCTCGCCGCCGGATACCAGGAGTTGACCGCGAGCGCCGACGAGGCGACTCGCGAGCTGGACGCCGCCCTTCCTGTACCTCCTCCACAGTGAGGGCGAGCGCGGCCGGGAGTCGTCCGATGGCCGGGCGGCTGGACGACTCCCGGGCACCGCGCGCAGGTCAGGCCCCATTCCCGGATAGTTTTCGATCATGAGCCTGTCCGCCGCGCAGAAACTCGCCCTGCTCCCCGCCGGGCTCCGCCGCCGCTGGCTGGCCGAACAAGACCGCCGCACCCTCGACGACATCGAGAAGGGCGCGTGGTGGTGGGTTGGCCGCCCCGAGCAGTTCAAGCCGCCCGGCGACTGGCTGGTCTGGCTCATCCGCTCCGGTCGTGGCTGGGGAAAAACCCGCACCGGTGCCGAATACCTGCTCGACCAAGTGTTCAAGCACCCGGTGGACGCGTTCGGTCAGCGCACCGAGTGGCTGGTCATCGCCGAAACCCTCAACGACTGCCGCACCGCGTGCATCGAAGGCAACTCCGGCATCTTGTCGATCCTGCACCGCATGGGCCTGAAGAAGGGCGTCGACTACGAGTACCGCAAGTCCCCGAAACTGATGATCGAGCTGAAGTCCGGCCAGCTCATCTACTTCGAGGGCGCGGACAACGCCGACGTCGGCCGTGGCTACAACGCGGCCGGGCTCTGGGCCGACGAGCTGGCGAAGTGGCGGTACACGTATGCCGCCTGGTACGAGGGCATCCTCCCGTCGATGCGCGCTCCGCTCATCGACGACCACCCGCGCGCGGTCGTCACCACCACCCCGAAGCCGATCAAGCTGCTCATCGAGTGGCAGCACAAGGACGACGGCACGGTGGTCATCACGACCGGATCGATCTTCGACAACATCATGAACCTGTCGAAGCACGTGGTCGACGAGCTGAAGAAGATCTACGAGGGGACCCGCGCCGGACTCCAGGAGTTGTACGGCCATCTCCTCGAAGAGGTCGAGGGCGCGCTGTGGACCCGGCCCATGATCGAAAACAATCGAATCAAGGCATCTGAGCTGCCCGAACTCAAACAGATCGTCGTGTCCATGGACCCCGGGGCCACCGGCACCGGCGACGAAACCGGCCTCCTCGCCGTCGGCCGGGGATACGACGGCAACGACTACGTGCTGGCCGACTGGACGAAGAAGGTCGTCGGCAACGCCGCCGCCCGCCGCGCGTGGGAGATGTTCCGCCAGTTCGGCGCGACCTGGCTGATCATCGAGACAAACATGGGCAAGAAATGGCTGACGCAGGTCATGGCCGACGCCTACAAGGAGATGCAGACCGAGGGGCTGTTCGAGCCCGGCCCGCCCCCACTGAAAGAGGTCACCTCGCTCGCGGGCAAGAAGCTGCGCGCCGAGCCGGTCGCCGCCCGCTACGAGCAGGGTCGCGTGAAACACGTCGGCACATTCCTAGAGCTGGAAGACCAGATGTGCACGTGGATCAGCAGTGAGCAGGCCAGCCCGGACCGGATCGACGCCCTGGTGCAGGCCGGGCTGTTCCTGATGGGCAAGGAATCGAAGCTGGTCCGCGTCGCCGCCCCGACGGACATGTTCATGCCGGTGTCGTCGCCGTATTAGGCTGGCATCGCCTGAGAGTTGGCAACGGTGCCGATTCGAGGCGGATCCCTGGGAATCGCGGCAGTGCTGCGACATTCAAGACGCCCCGGCTACCCGGCTTTCCGGGCCCGGGGCGTTCCGCTTGATGGTGATCACGGGCACTCTCGTGTATGCTGAGAGATGACAGCAACCGAGAAGGAGGCCACCATGGCAGACGGAACGCCCAAGAGCCAGCGCCAGACCAGCTACCAGGGCCGCCAGTCCGGCAAGAGCAGCAACCGCTGGTTCGGTGGCACCGGCCACCCGAAGGGCAACGGGGCCAGCACCGGCGACGGGCGCACCTCGGACAAGAGCATCCTCGGGAAGATCGCCGTCGTCTTTAAGCGCGGCAACTGACCAGCGAATACGCGAAAGGCCCGGACCAGAACGGGGGCAATGGTCCGGGCCTTTCGCCGTCGGCATGATGCCTCGCTGTGGGGCTTAACGCTCCAGGCACCAGGGCCTTCCCCTACCGACAGAGCGGAGCTTACCGACGCTTGCCGTGCAGCACGCGCCGCAAACGTGCCATTCGCTTCTCGCGTACGTCGGAAAGGTGATCGATCAACTCCGACATGGCAGCGGCATCCATCGCCGGGAAGCTCGCGATCGTCTTTACCCGCTCCGCGTACGGCAGCTCGGACTTGCATAGATCCGCCGCGTACCGCTCCTGAGCCGCCGACGGCTTCTGCCGCCACGGATTGATCGTCGGCCGCTCGATGGTGTCCCTGTCCAGCTGCTGCGTAGCCATGTCGCCCTCGCTCCTTCGGGGGTTGTCTATACCCAGAGTGGCAGAAAGCCCGATTTAGGCAAGCTCTAAACGCAAATTTGTACGTCAACCGTTGACATCCCAAGCCCCACAAGCGTAGGTTCAGGAATGACAGACAGAGAGGGAGGTCACACCTCATGAAGCACACCACCGCCGGAAAGATCGGCGACGCGGGCACCAAACACATCGGCAAGACCATCGAGTTCCCCGACTTCCACGGCCGCTCCCGCCGGGGCGTGCTGGACAAGGCCAACTCCCCGCGCGGCGCGGTCTACGCCAGCCTCACCGTGGACGGCAAGACCAGCACCGTCTTCCGCGACACCCCGGTCACGGTGATCGACTGATGGACGCCGGAACCGCCGACGCGATCAACCGCCGCGACGTGACCCTCATAGTCGCTCGCCTCGACGCTCTCGACCTGCCGAAGTACAAGGCCACACACAGGGCCTGCACACACAGGGCCTGGTTCGACTCGCCGATGGCCGACACCCTCATGAGCGACGACGACCGCACCCGCCCCGACCGGGCGTGGCTCGTCGGCCAGCTCGCGGGGAACCTGCCCGGCATCGCATTCGACGACCGCGACTGGGACAACCTCTTCCAGCACTTCCGGGATGCCATCACCGCCCGGCGGAATCAGGACCCGAAAACCCCACACGTGGAGCCGGTTATGGTCCAGCTTGGCGGAGTGGTGTAGGGTCTCGGTAGACGGTGGGGGAGCGGTAAGGCCCGCAAGCCTCCTTGGTCTGTCACCTCGTTTCGATCCCTAAGTTAGCCGCTCAGGTCGTTGATGCGAGAGGTACGGGCCGATCTGCTCCCCCACCGCCCCACCGCCTTCGGAGGAGAACGCAGCGCCATGGACATGACCCTGTACGAGGTCGTCGGCAAGGCCAACCGGATCGCCCTCGGTGACCTTGCCACCAGCCGCTACTACGCGGCCGACGTCGACGAGAAGGGCAAGATCACCCTTCTGCCCGTCAACATCGTCACCGGCACCACCAAGCGCGCCGCCTCCACCGACGCCGCCGACGGAGCCGACGCCGACGATGAGGACGACGAGCGGTTCTGAAATACCGGCTACGCCCGCTGAGGGGTCGGGCGTAGCCACCGATGGGGTAGCTCAACAGGCAGAGCAGCCGTGCGGGGAAATGCTTCCGGCTTCCCGGGATGTCGCGAAGCGGACCGCACCGCGTTGGAGGTTCGAATCCTCCCCCCATCACGCAGAGGGCCACCAGGACCGGTCGTGTCGCCATGTGCGGCTCGTCCGGGCGCTGAACCTGGCGGCAACCGACGCTCCCGGGCGATATCCCGGGGAACGCAAGTCGCACGTCAGGTTCGATCCCCTGGCTCTGGTGAGGGGCGTGCGGCGATAGGTAGGGGTGGTGTAAGCAGCACACCGGGCTTTGGGGCATTGGCTCTGCGGACCGGAGGTGCGGGTGCAAGTCCCGCCCCCTGCACCACCGAAACGAGTTAGCGGTACCCGGCAGGTGAAACCGGCCCGAACCCCCTCAGCGATTGCCCGGGGCTCGGTGCGGACGCGTGGGAACCGTGGAGGACGCCGGTCCAGCTGGCGTGACGCCGGAGAGACGGAGCGGGATCTTGCCTTGCACGGCATGTTGCCCGCTGGTAACAGGAACGGCAGGGAAGCGCCGAGCGGGTTGACACGCGGAGTGCTGAAGCGCCAAGTACCGCGCTGTAGCTCACTGGATAGAGCGGGGGTCCAAAGCCCTGTCAGCACCGGGTTCGATTCCCGGCAGCGCACGGGATGCAGGGAAGGTGGGACCGAGTATCCGCCACCGCCCTGCTGTCGGTCATCGATGAGGGCGGCAAGGCGTCCGAAGATGATCGGCGGGTTGCCGCAGATCACCCGGGGTTTCCCTCGTGGCCACGACGCGGAAAAGATCTCCGGCAACCCACCCTGCAACCCCTCAACCGAAGGGCGCACCCCTCATGAAAAAGTGCTCCTGCGGCCTCAACACCTGGCCGCTCAACAAGACCATCACCATGTGCCCACGCTGCGACACCAGCGCCCAGCACAGCGGAACGCGCGTAGGCCCGCCCAACGCCCCCGGCACCCGAAACGGCTGGTTCAACGCCACCTTTGGAGACCGCAAGTGACCGACCCGCACGCCGACGAACCGCCCGCCACCACCGGCCAGATCGCCGCCAACGCCCAGAACATGCCGCCCGGCGACATCCACGACGTCACCAGCTTCAACGAGAACACCCTCTCCAAGGTGCTCGCCGGGCTGAGAGCAGCCAACATCTCCGACGAGGCAGCAACAGACGCCATCCTGGAGATGCAGAACCGGGGCATCCTGTTCCGCGAAAACCCCATCGACACCGGTAAGGCCACCGACGGCTACCACAGCTTCAAGGAGCTGTACGCCCACCGCGAAGCCCTCACCGCCGTCCTCGCCACCATCGCCGCCATCGACGACGACTCGTGGCGCTCCAGGCAGCACCACCCCGACGATGCCCCCATGTTCGACGGGTACTTCATCGTCGGCATCAACCTGCCCGCCGGGCAGATCAGCTACCACCAGCCGCTGTCGCACTGGCATCTGTTCGACGCCGTGCCCGAGCTGGGGCACGCCCCGAAGTACGACGGGCACACCTCCGCCGACGTGGTGGCCAGGCTCCACGACTTCGCCGACGTCCTGAAGACCGCCATCAACGAGGGCAACGCCACCCTCCGTGGCACCGACGAAAGCGCAGGCACCGATGAGTGACAACTACCGGGACGGCTGCTCCGGCAAGAAGTGGCAGCTCAGCTGGTTCATCGTCCAGGCCGTCTACTTGGCAGCCTGGCTCACCGATCCGCGCAAGAAGAAGGGCACCAAGTGAAGTTCAAGCACCTCGCGCTCGCTGTCTCCCTGCTCCTCGGGGGCATCGGCGGCTCGTTCGTCGCCAGCCCGGCGCAGGCCGCCGCCAGCGACTGCCCCAGCGGCTACTTCTGCATCTGGACCGGCGCGGGTTACACCGGCTCCCGCTTCCAGTACTCGAACAGCGACTTCCTGGCCGGGCAGAACAACGGCATCCGGCTGGTCTCCGGGGTCACGAACCGGGGCTACTCGTTCTACGACCGGGTCGGCAAGGCCGTTTACATCATCGACGGTCCGGCCTGCGGCAACAGCACCTGGAACCGGGAGATGCAGAACGGTCAGGCCGCGTCCGGCGGCGACTGGGGCGGCCGGGTGTCCAGCATCCAGCTGTGGAACGCGTTCCCGCTGAGCTGCTAGTTCAGCGCGCTCCGGCTGGTGCAAGGCTCCTGAGGTTCAGACCCTAGACATGGTCAGTCGCGGCCTCCGCCTCAGGGGACAGCGTGGTTCGATTCCCGCTCGGAGCACCACTGCACAACGTTTTCGATCATGGCCGCATGGTGTAAGCAGCACACCGGACCCCACGCCGGAGGTGCAGGTGCAAATCCTGCGGCGGCCACTACCCCGAGCGCCCTGGCCTTGTTGCCCTCGGTGGTATATCCACTCCCCGCCGGACCGGATCGCAGAACGCGGCCCCCGTGACTCACGGGCGTTGCGGGATCGGCCGAATGCGGACCCGCCCGGCGGGGCGATAAGTGGATATACGGTCAGTGACTTTTCGTGCGTGGCTTGCCCCGGTTTGCCGACCTACTGGCGAGTACAGGTGCCAGGATTCCCGGGCCGACACCCAAAGCCGGTAGCTCTCCGTAAGAATCTTGGCCGCCGGGCACCATCAGCACGCCCGCTCATGTATAGTTAGAGCCGACAGGTACCACCAAGGAGGAGACCGAATGCAATTCCAGACGTTCAGCGGGTGGCTCTCCGCCAACCCGAACGCCACCGACGACGAGAAGCTGACCGTTCTGCGCGGCTACATCTTCGCCGCCGCCAAGGAGAGCGTGGACGACGGCTACATCACGGCCGGGTGGGCGAACAAGAAGCTCCTGAGCCTGGGCATCGTTGCCCGCCTCGACACCCGGAACAGCTACACGATCGAGGTCCCCGCCAGCGGCAAGGCGGTGCTCAGATTCTCCGCCACCAGCCGCGCGCAGGCGATGTCCCTGGCCGCATCCGCCATGGGCAGCAACCGCATCTCCGTCAGCGACGTCACCTACGACCACGCCGCCATCACCATCAACGGCCCCGAGGACACCACACCGGTCGCCCCCGACAACGCTCCGGCCACCGTCGCCGACCTGCTCGCCAAGCTGCGGGAGACGGTCATGCTGGCGCATGTCGCCGGTCCGCGCATCTGCTCCAGCGGGGCCAGCGACCTGCTCGCCGAATTCGGGCTCGACCCGCTGCCGGAGACGAAGCGGTTCACCGTCCGCCGCGACGCGGAGGTCACCCTCAAGACCTCCGTGGAGGCGTACGACGAGGACACCGCCAAGCGGGTTGCCGAATGGCGGTGGGAGGACGCCCACAACGGCTACTCCATCGCCGAGGTGATCGCCGCCGAGGACACGTACACCGTCACCGGCGACATCGCCTGATTCACCACCGAAGGGCTGTTTTGCGGCAGCCCGAAGCGCCCCCCGTCCACCGGACAGTGACGGGGGGCGCTTCCCTTACCCCCTGGAGGACCGCAATGCTCCGCACACTCGAACGCCTCACCGACTACTTCCGCCGGATCAAGACGCCGCGCCTGGAACTGGTCCTGGGCGACATCACGACCATCGCGTCCGACGCCATCGTCAACGCCGCCAAGTCGTCCCTGCTGGGCGGCGGCGGAGTGGACGGGGCGATCCACGCGGCGGCCGGTCCCGGCCTGCTCGCCGAATGCCGGGCCATCCGCCGCACCACCCGCCCCGACGGCCTGGACACCGGCGGTGCGGTCACCACCGCTGCCTATGACCTGCCCGCCCAGTACGTGATCCACACGGTCGGCCCGGTCTTCGCCCGGCAGCCGTACGTTTCGCTGCTGCGCTCCTGCTACACCCGGTCGCTGGCCGCTGCCGACGAGCTGGGCTGCGAGACCGTGTCGTTCCCGCTGATCTCCGCCGGGGTGTACGGCTGGCCGGTGCCCGACGCGATCGTGCAGGCGTCCATCGCGATCGGCAGCTTCCGGGCCAGGCACGTCCGCACGGTCCGGCTGGTCCTGTTCGATCAGCGCACCTACGACCTGGCACGCACCGTGCTGGGCCGCCCCTGACTATCGAGGAGGAGCCGTGAGCCCCGAAGCTTTCCAGCGGTTCATCATGTCTGTCATTGCCGAAGAGGTCTACGCCGGGGACACCTGCGCCTGCGGATGCGGCGATACCCCCGTCCACGGAATCGCCGACGCTGCCACCCGGATCACCGCCGCCGTGGCCGAAAGGGTCGCCTCCGCCATTCCGTGCGAGCGCTGCTCCAAGCCGGTCACCGCCGTCGCGATCAAGACGGTCGGCCCGTACCAGGTGTGTCCTGACTGCGAGCCGATCGTCGCGGGACGCTACTGACCCGCAAGAACTGACACTCCGCGCCAGAAAGGCCGGGCTGACCACCTAAGATGGTGGCCATGCCCGGCCTTTCCTTCGTTACCGCCATCGAAATCATCGCGTTCGCGCGTCTCGTGGTCCTGCTCACCTCGGACGTGATCACCGCACGCCCCCGCGATGCATTCGTCACCGCCCTCAAAGAACGCGGTCACAACCTGCTGGCCTACCTGTTCCTTTGCCCCTGGTGCCTGTCTATCTGGCTCGCCATCCCCGCCGCCCCGATCATCTACGCTTACGGCAATTCGCCGTGGCTGTACGTGCCCGCCCTCGGGCTGGCCCTCTCGGCTGCGGCCGGTGCGCTCGCGCGCGTGAAGGGGTGACGGAGTGGGGCTGCTGACCAAGCGCAAGACCGTCCCGGCCGGAGGCGACGCAGGACCCGGCACCCGCCCGGCCAACGCGCTCGTCGGTGCAGCCGTCCCGATCGATCTCAAAGAAGCGTCGTCGTGGCAGATGTTCAAGCTGGGCGACCACCGCTGGCAGCACGAGGCATGGCGGCACTACGACATCTGCGGCGAAATGCGGTTCGTCGTCAACTGGATTGGCAACGCCGTGTCCCGCTGCCGCATGTACGCCGCCGAAGTCGGCAAGGACGGTGTCGTCGGCGATGAGGTGAAGGACGAGCGGATCCGCACCATCGCGGAGACAATGTTCGGCACCCCCGCGTCGAAGGCGCAGGCGCAGCGACTGCTGGGAATCAACATGATGGTCGCCGGGGATGTGTTCATCGTCGCGGAGGGCTACCAGAACGCCTCTGAGGACAAGTGGTACGTCTGCTCGTCGTCGAGGTGACCCGGCGCGGTGAAGAGATCGTCGTCCGCCGGTCCATCACCCACGGCGGCGGCCAGTACACCCTGAACCCGCAGAAGGATCTACTGATCCGGGCATGGAATCCGCACCCCCGCCGGTACGACGCCGCCGACTCCACCGTCCGCGCCATCCTGCCCGTTCTGCGGGAGATGGAGCAGCTGACGAAGCGCGTGTTCGCCGAGCTGGACTCGCGCCTGGCCGGTGCGGGGATCCTGCTTCTGCCGGACAGCATCGACTTCCCGGCCGCCCCGTCGGATGTTCCCGGCTCGTCCGTGCCGGGCGGGATCGACGGTTTCGCGCAGCTGTTGCAGCGCACCATGGCGACGTCGATGCAGCAGCGGGACAGCGCGGCGGCGATCGTGCCGATCGTGTTGCAGGTGGCGACGGACGCTCTCGACAAGATCAAACACTTGACGTTCGACTCGGCGATCAGCGACAAGATCACCGAGATGCGCGAGGCCGCCGTCAAACGCATGGCCATGAGCCTCGACATCCCCCCCGAAGTCCTCACCGGAATGGGCGGCAGCAACCATTGGTCGTCGTGGCAGATCGAGGAATCCTCGATCAAAATCCACATCGAACCCCTGCTGATCCAGCTGGCCGACGCCCTCAACGTTGGCTACTTCCAGCCCGCCCTCAAGGCCACCGGAATCCCCGACCCGGAGAAATACACCCTCTGGTTCGACATTGCCGCCCTTGCCGTCCGGCCCAACCGGTCCGACCAGGCGTTGCAGTTCGTCGAGAAGGGCCTCATCTCCGACAAGGCCGCCCGCGAGAACGCGGCGTTCACCGAAGACGACGCCCCCGACGACACCGAGAAGGTGTACGAGCTGGTCAAAGCCCTCGTCATGGCACAGCCCCAGTTCGCCACCGACCCGGCCGTGCAGAAAGTGCTCGGCCTGCCCGCCATCCAGGCCGCCCCCACCGGCGCGCCCGCGCCCGGCCAGGGCGACCTGATGCCCGGCGACCCCGGATACGACGAGGCGGGCACCGAACCGGCCGACGCCGGGAACCGGGACCTGCCGCAGTTCCCGTCCGTCGCCGACGCCGAGCAGGGCAACGTCGGCACCGGCAGGCAGAAGCTGAAGTCGCTCGCCGCGTCCGCCAAGACGCAGGACGACGGCCCGCTGTTCTACGCCGCTGATGCTGCCGTGCGCCGCGCGCTGGAGCTGGCCGGTGGTCGCCTGGTGCCCGGCCCCGCGCGGGCCCGGTACGGGGTGCCGAAGCACGAGCTGCACACGCGCGTTGTCGCGGCACCCGACCGGGCGCAGTCGCTGCTGGCCGGAGCATGGACGCACGTGCGGGAACAGGCGACGCAGCTGGGAGCCGACCCGGATGCGCTCGAATCGGTGCTCGGCGGTTACTGCGCGGAGCTGCTGACGCGTGGCCTGGTGCACGAGCCCGGCTACCTGCGCGCGATGCTGCACGAGACGCGAGGAGACCTGATTTCATGATCGAAAACGACGTCTACAAGATGCCTGACCAGCTACGCGGCACCACCCGCTGGTATCGCGGCATGAAAGCCACCGTGATGTCGGTCGACGACGGATTCGCCCTGCTGCTCTACGGCGACGGGTCATCCGCCTCCGTCCCGGTCGGCTCGCTGCTGAGCGAACCGCAGCCGCCCGTCCCCCGCTACCGCGTCGGCAATCACCAGGCGCAGAACATCTACCTCGGCGGCAAGTACATCGGTGTCATGTTCGACCCGGCCATGGCCGCCCGCGTGGTCGATGCGCTCAACGCCGCCGACCGTGCGGTAGCTGCCGAACGCTGGAATACGTGAAATGCCGGGCAGCGCTCACCCGCTGGGCGTGCTGCTTTCTCGCCGACGCCGCGCGCATCGCCGCCGCCGTCTGCTCGCTGCCGCGCTCGTGAAGGGAACCAAGCAGGATGCCGACGCCCGCCCTGCCTGACGCCGCCGCCCAGAAAGCGGCGGCCGTGGACGCCTTCGCCCAGTACGAGCCGCCCCTGTATGAGGCGTATCTCGACATGATGATCGAGTGGCTGGCCGCCGTGAAAGCGGCCATGTTCGCCGGTGGCGTTGCCCGCCTCGCGCTCATGCCCGACCCGATGACCGTGTTCTCGCAGGGCCCGAAATGGGCGGCCGTCAGCGCCAAATACACGGCCGCCGTAGCCCGTGAAGTGCTGGCCGCCCCTTACCGGAACGTCCTCGGTGACGGCACCCTTTTCGACACCCGGCCGTTCGTCCGGAACTGGATCGCCGACGCCGAGAACCGGCTCCGGCAGGTGCCGGACGAGGTGTACGGGCTCGTCTCCCACATCATCGACTCCGGCGCGACGAATGGGGCCAGCATCCCCGACGTGCAGCAGCAGATCGAACAGCTCTTTTCCGACACTGGCGTCCAGCGGTGGAAGAACCGGGCCCGCACCGTGGCGCGGACCGAAGTCGTCGGCGCGTACAACGGCGGCCTGCACGACGCCTTCCAGATGCTCACCGAAGCTGACGGCGAGACGGAGTACGTCCATCGCTGGCTGGCGACCGAGGATCAGCGGACTCGCCCTGACCATCGGGAGGCCGACGGCCAGGTGCAGCCGTGGGGCACTCCGTTCCGGCTGGGCCCCGGCGGGGCGGTGCTGATGATGCACCCGCACGCCGCCGGGGCACCGGCAAACCAGGTGGTGAACTGCCGTTGCGTGGAGCTTATGGAGATCAAAAACGAGCCTACGTCGATGCGGAGCAGGGGTTACAAGCCGTCACCCCTCGTCGCCTCCGGAAGCACCCTGCTCCAGAGCGCCTGCACCGACGGGCAGTTCTGCCAGCAGACCCACAAGCCGGGCCTCTGCAAGGGGCAGAAGCGCGGCCAGGCCGAGCCCGGCTACGAGCAGGAGACGAAGAAGAACCCGGCGCAGGTCGCGAAGACCGCCGTGAACGGCCTGAACCAGGCCATTGCGCAGGCGCAGGCCGTCGCCTCCCAGAACCCCGGCAACCCGAAGCTGGCGGCGATGGCCCGGCGCGCCATCGCCGGATACCGGCGGGCTCTCATCCCGCACCAGCAGAAGCTGCGGGACGCCGCCCGCAAGGACGTTCAGGCCACCCGAACCGGCATCCGCGACGCCCAGCAGCAGGACGCCATGGACCGGCAGAAGCAGCACCAGCGGGACACCCTGAAGCGCCGGGCGGAAAAGATCCTGGAGCGCCGGGCGGAGCAGAAGAAGCTGGCGGGCATGTCGAAGAAGCAGCGCGCCGCCTACCAGAAGACGAAAGCGGCAGCAGCACGCAAGCAGCAGCAGGCGCAGGAGGACAAGACGATCCGGGACGCGGGCCGCGCGTGAGCGTCGACCCGCGCGACGACGCGGTAGCGCCCGGCCCGAAGAAAGGCATCCCGGTGCGCTACCTGCGCCGCTTCCACGCCGTGATGACGGTGGTGTGGCTGCTGCTGGTGGTCCCATCGCTGCTGTGGTGGAAGGACTCGATTCTGTGGGTCATCGTCCTCAGCGTGTGGGCGAACGTGGCCAGCCATTTCGGGGCGTGGCAGGGTGCGCGGGCGGAGGATGCGGCGACGCCGGGGGGGTAGTTCCCGCGCCCCCCCCCATGATCAAAAACAACACGTATGATCAGCGCATGGCGAAGCTCGGATCCCTGATCGCGGCAAGCGTGTCGTACAACCCCGTGCCGCTCGACCTCGACCCGATCGTCCGCCACATCGAGCAGTCCATCCCCACCCTGACCGCATCCTTGCGGGACTCGACCGTCGGCATGACGCAGGCCCTGCGCGCCGCCCTTACCGCCTGGACCAACCAGGACGACGACGCACACGAAATGTGCTCCCTGGTTGCCTGCCGCACCCCGCTGCACCCCGGCCCCTGCAAGGGCTGGAAAGGCACCCTGCACGCCGTCTCCCCGCACATCTGGCGGCAGATGGAGGAGGAGCGGGTCCGCAAGGCCAACGAGCGCCGCGTCAAGCGGATCGCCGACCTGCGCGCACAGGGCAAGCCAATCCCGCGCCGCATGCTCGCCGAGATCAAACCGAAGCCTGCCCCGAACAGCGGCCCGTCCGGCGCGCACCCGGCGAACAACGTCACCCCGACCCCGCTGGGCCAGGTCGGGCAGAAAGCCGACCTCACCGGCGGGCAGGCTCATCAGGCGTCGCAGGCCATCAACCAGGCCGCCGGGATCAAGCCGAACACGGCGAACCTGCCGAAAGGCCCGAAGGGCAAGAAGCCGACCGTTGCCGGGCGCGGCCCGGCGTTCGTCATCACTCAGCCGAAGGTCACCGACACCTACAAGCTGGACAAGGCCGCCAAGCTCACCCCGCAGGAGTGGGACGGCCTGTCCACGGCTGACCAGAAGGCCATCCGTGACGAGCTGGAAGCGATCAAGCAGCGCGGGTTCGGGCCGCAGCAGACGAAGGCTGATCAGCTGCTCGCCAAACTCCAGCCGAAGCCAACCCTGTCCGCCACCAAGACGCCCGCCCCGGCCGCGCCGAAAGCCCCCAGCACCCCCACGCTGACCCCCGGCAAGGTCTCCCTGGGGCAGGCCACCAAGATGCCCGCCGTGCCCTCCACGGCAACGCAGGGACCCGCCGCCTCCGTGGCGCAGGCGAAGTCGGCAATCGCCATCACCGAAGCCATCCACGGCCCGCAGGCGACCGACGTTCAGAAGCTCGCGGCTGCCCTCGACGTGATGAAAGCTCAGGGTGACCTGAAGCAGCAGCCGAAGTTCCGGCTTCTCGTCGACCGGCTCGCGCAGGACGCCCTCAAGAAGGCGAACGCCGACAAGATGCCCGGACTCGGGCACGGCGCGAACGACATCAACATCACGACGATCAACCATGCGATCCGCGACCACATCGCCGACGGAAAGCCCGGCCTGCCGCCGGTCATCCAGCAGATCAAGGACCACCGGGACAAGGTGAAGGCGGGCAACGCCCCCACCGCGCCCATCCCGGCCGTGCCTGGCAGCACCCCGAAGGTGTTCCCCCAGCACGTCCAGCACGCCCGCGCTGTCGCCGGACGCGCCACCGGCCGCCCCACCTCCAAGGCCCACCTGGAGGCGTACGGGAAGCTCACCAAGGACGACTTCGACCAGCTGGACGCGAACACCCAGAAGACGATCCGCGACGACCTGGCCAACGCGTCCGCGAAGTTTCTTGACCCGAAGAAGAAGCAGGAAGCGCGGGATCTTCTCGATCGTTTTGGATCAAGGCACCCGGTCGACGGCGGCTCGAAGTCGGCGAACCCATCCGCCCCGTCGGTCACCCCGGCCAGCCCGGCACCGAACAACGTGCCCGCCCCGCACCCGAAGGGGTACAGCGACCCGCAGGACCAGGCGGTCAAGTCGGCCAGCAACGCCAGCAGCGACCACGGCGATGTTCTGCGGGACGTGGCCCGGCTGTCCCCGAAGCAGGTCAACGACCTCCAGGACAGCGACAAGAGGGCCATCACGCACCGCCTGGCGATGATCGCCACCGACAAGAAGGCCACCGACGTCCAGCGGCAGCAGGCCGCCGCGTACGGCCGGATCATCAACTCGGGCAGCCCCGTCCTGGCGAACCAGGCCGATCACAAGCTGTCCCTGGGGGAGATCCACCGCTCCGAGCAGGTATCCGGGCTGCATCTGAAGACGAAGGCCCTCGACGCGGCCGGAGACGCGAAGATCCCCGCGCCGACCCGTGTCGCCGCCCTGGGAGGCATGTCGAAGGGTCAGTTCGATGCGCTGACCAGCAACGAACAGCGCAAGATCCTCAACGCCCTGCACGGCGTGCACCGCAACACCAACGCCCCCGGCTACACCGGTGCCGCCGACGACGAGGCCGCCGCCGCGATCACCAAGTACACCGGCCAGCATCCGGCCGTCCACTACATGCTCCAGGCCGAGCAGGACTACAAGGCTGGGCGCATCAACGCCGATCAGCTGCACGGGGCCCTGCTGACCGCCCGAGTCAAAGCCCCCCCCACCACGCCGGAGGGCCAGGCCGCCCGCGAGCAGCTGGACAAGGAGGCCGCTCGCATCGCCCGCGAGCAGACCGGCTTGCCCACCCACATCCGCGTCAACCTGGCCGGGGAGCCGACCTACGGCACCAAGGCGTACAGCGCCATCGGGCTTGCCCGGATGGCGCACATGTGGGACGACGCCCCGCGCCTGAGCCACAGCGACATCGCCGCCCTGTTCCGGCCCACCGAAGACGACCTGAAGGCCGTCGACCCGATCCACGCGCAGGCCGTCCGCGACCTCCAGCAGAACGTCTTGCGCACCGGCCTGAAAGGCCAGCCCGGCGTGCCGACCGGCAGCCCGTGGTCGCAGGCCACCCGGGACGCAGCCACCGCCGCAGCGCTCGGAACCAGCATGTCCGGCGGCGAGATGACCCGCGACGGCCTGGCCCGGTTCAAGGCGCAGCCGGACGACATCAAGAAGTTGATCGTCGCGAACGTCCGCACCCAGCTGCTGCACCGTGGCGACGACCACGGCAAGGTCGAAACATGGCTGACCTTGCGCGAGCTGGAAGGCGCGCAGCCGCTCACCGGGGCCGAGCGGGACGCCCTGGTCCTCGCCTCGAAGCGGTACTCGACCATCGGCAAGATGGACGCCTACCGGAAGCTCGACCCGGCCGACTTCCAAAAGCTGCCCGACTTCGCGCAGAACGCCATCAAGTCCGACCTCGACGAGCTTCACCAGAAGGCCGTGCGGGCGGGCGCGGCCACGCCGTTCACGGTGTACGACAATGTGCTGAAACTGCTCCCGAAGGCCGTCGACGCGCACCTGAGCGGTGCCCGGATCGCCCACACCGACCGGGATATGCGCAACGCGTCAGGCGTCGCCCAGTACGGGGCCGACATCATCAAGCCCGAAGACCGGGTAGGCACGTACAACCGGCTCGGCCCGGCCAAGCTCGACAGCCTGCCGTCCACGGCCCGCAGCGCGGTCACCGCCGACCTGACCCGCATCGAGGCCGACGGCTCGCTGCCGTTGCAGACCCGCTACGACGCCGCCATGAACGGCCAGGTCTTCCTGCGCAAGACCAGCAACATCAAACTCACCGTCGATCAGCTGTCCGCCGCGCAGGCCGCCGACCCGCACCCCAACGGCCGGTACGCCGACGCCGCCGCTCTCACCAGCTTCAGCAGCCTCAGCAAGGCCGACTACGACGGGCTCACCCCCACACTGCGCGAGGCAATCGACGAGCGGATCAAGGGGCTGCCGGGATCCGACCAGCAGCTGCTGAACGCGAAGTTCCACCCGCAGGCCGCCGCCGCCACCCCGGCTGGTGTCGTACCCACCCCGGCCACCCCCGGGCCGATCCCGCCGCACGTTCAGGCCGCCCTGGACACCGTGTACGGCGTGCACCCGAAGTCGCACACCATGGCGCACCAGCTGTCCACGTACGGCGCGCTGAAGGGTGCCGACTTCCACGCGTTCAACCCGCAGGAGCAGCAGCAGCTTCTGTCCGACCTGTCGTTCATCGCCACCACGGCGAAGGGCCCGTCGTCGGACAAGGCGAAGAAGCTGATCGACCGCTTCACCCCGCCCGGCACCCCCTCCGGCCAGTTGCCCGGCAACCCGGCGATCATTCCCCCGGCCAACGCGGTCCCCGGCCAGCAGCGCTACGCCACCCCGCTCAAGGGCCTGTCGAAGGCGGCGAACAGCGGCAAGTCCGGCGACGGCTGGCTCACCCTGCCAGGCGGACGCCGCGTCTGGGGCCACTACGGGGCCGCCGGTCTGCTCATTAAGCACACCGACCCGAACAGCGGGGAGGAGCGCTACTTGATGGTGCAGCGCGGCCCCGCCATCTCCGACCCCGGCAAGTGGACGTTCCCCGGCGGCGCATCCGACTCCCTGGAAACCCCGCACCAGGGCGCAACCCGCGAAACGATCGAAGAACTGGGTCTCAAGGACGACCAGTTCAAGGACGCGCTCGTGCACGGCGACTTCACGTACAGCGTGCCGGGCTCCACCTGGAAGTACACGACTGTCGCCGCGTCCGTGCCGACGATGTTCAAGCCGAACCTGTCGACGGCGCACGCCCGCGCGGAAACGTCCGACGCGAAGTGGATGACCCTCGACGAGATTCGGGCGCTCGACAAGTCGGGCAAGCTGCACCACCCGATCGCGGGCGGCCAGCTGGAGAAGAACGTCATCAGCCTGTACCCGAGCGCGGGTGCGTCGGCCGCCGGGAAGCTGGGGCAGATCGCCCGGCCCGGTCCGGTTACGAAGCGCCCGAACCGGCTGACGATGCCCGCCGGTGGCCGCCAGGCCCCCGCCAACTTCAACGCCTGGTCAAAGCCGCACAAGGAGTCGAAGGGCAAGAACCTGGTGGCGGACAAGGCGGCGATTGACGCCATGCGGCAGAAGGTCAAGCAGGACCGCGTGCTGTACGACGGCAAGACCGCCGACGGCCGCCTGGCCGCGATCGGCGCGATGCAGGGCTTCGATGACATGCCGACGGTGGAAAGCAAGGCCGAGATCGATCGGCTGCTCGCGACCGGCGACTACATCGAGGCGTGGCGCGGCGTGTCCGGTGTGGGCGGCTGGTCTGCGCGTTCCCGGGGTGGTTCCGGCGGCAAGACGGCCGCCGACATCAACGAGGAGATGCGGTCCGGCCCGGCCTATTACGGCAAGGGCATCTTCGGTAACGGCTACTACCTGGCCACGAAGCGGTCGGTTGCCCAGCAGTACGCCGACGGCACCCACGGTTCGATCATGCGCATCCTGATTCCGAAGGCCGCCCTGACGCAGACCTACGACAAGGTCGAAAAGGAGGCGCAGGCCAACTCCTCGCGGATGTCGAAGGCGAAGGGCGCAGGCTACGAACTGTCGACGTTCTGGGACCCGGGCCGCTGGGCCGCCGCGAAGGGCCTGGACGGTATCGAGATCAACCCGCACCACCGGGCGCACGGCGGCGGCGGAGCTAGCCACGTTGCCTCCCCCGGGAAGCCCGCGTTCAACTGGCTGAACCGTTCAGTCCTGATCATCCAGAAGGAGCCGGGCTGATGCCGGTTAGTCCCGTAGGTCAGCTGTTCTACCGCCTCAGCGAAGCGCTGGGGTCGGTGGACGTGCACCCTGATGAGCGCGCCAAGATTCTCGACGCGTGGGCGGAAGCTGGGGGTGAGGACTCGGCGACCTGGGAGAAGCTGCCGCTGGGCATTCAGCACCTGGTCAGGGAGATCGAGAAGCGGGACCCGCAGTCGTGGGATGATCCTGCCGATCTGCCGAGTCAGCAAGGTATCTAGCGGCATCGGTGTATGGTGTCAGCCATGAATCGACAGAGGACGAACATCCGCTCCCGCTACGCCCGGTGCGGCCGTCGCCCGGCATCCCGCCCGGTCCCGACGCACCCCCGCCGGAGCGTGCTGGGCATGGCCGCTGACTATCTGCCCGGCGCGGTGGCTGCGTTCACCGGGCTGGCGCTCATGGGCGTCGGAATCTCATGGCTATGACCAAGATCGAAAACGGAGGAGAAGGAATGGTCACCAGCACCAAGGGTGCCTACGGGACGCCCGAACATGCCGCCGCCGCCACCAGTGGGCGGCACCCCGGCATCCGCGACGGGCTCCAGTGGCTCACCTTCAGCCACCTTCCCCCGGCCCTTCGGCGCTTCTCCGCCCCCTTCTACACGGCCGCGCTCGACCTGATCCAGGAGGTCTCCACCGACTCCCCTGAGCTGACCACGGCGATCAACGGGCTGATCGCCGCAAAGGACAGCGCGGTCCGTGCCGGAATCCGGCACGACACCGGCCGCGCCGGATCCGTCCCGCGCCCGCAGGAAGTGCTTGCCCCGCCGAGCCTCACCGGCGACGCGCTTCCGGTGGCCCCCGCCGACACCGAGCCCGGGTGCCAGCATCCCGACTGCATTCGTCAGCACCCGCACACTGGCCCGGCCTTCTTGCCCCGTCCCGTGCGGCCCGACACCGTATCCTGACCAGGAAAGAAAGGGGTGCGCATGGGCACCAACTGGAAGATGCCGATTGCCGTCATCGGGAAGCCGACCGGTGACGGCCGCCAGTTCGACGACGGGGCCCTGTCGCACCGCGACCTGCCGCTGCCGCTGCGGTACGTCCCGTCCGACTCCGGCGGGCACGCGAACGCGGTCATCGTCGGGCACATCAGCAAGGTAGGCAAGGAGGAGGACGGCATGCTGCCTGCCTCCGGCGAGTTCTACGACGACGAGACATGGCCGGACGACGTCCGGAACCATGCGATCGCCGCGATGAAGTTCACGCAGAACAAGGTGATCGGCCCGTCCGTCGACCTGGACAAGGCCGAGATGGAGCACGTGCCGGAGCCGAAGGCGTACGCGGCCTGGAAGAAGGAGCAGCGCGGCAAGATCAAGGCCGCGAAGATGGCGCACGCCAGCAAGACCGGCTCCGACTGCGGCTGCGCTGCCAACGACGAGCCGATCTTCGCGGAGGAGGCGTACGACGGGCCCCGGCTGCGGATGGTCCGGTCCGGCCGGATCGCCTCCGCCACCCTCGTGCACATCCCGGCGTTCGCCGAACTGGCCGGGCACGCTGTGCTGACCGCCGCGAAGAAGCCGAAGGACGCCCCAGAGCCGGTCGGGGAGTCCATGGCCGCCGACGCCGCCATGATCGAAAACGACGACGAGATGACGACCGAGCAGGAGGCCCGGGACAAGATGCGCTCGCTCATCGCCGGGGCAGCCCCGGCGACACCCCCAGCCGCATGGTTCGAAGACCCGAAGCTCGAAGGTCCGACCCCGCTGCACATCGGCGACGACGGCCGCGTCTACGGGCACGTCGCCACCTGGGAAACCTGCCACGTCGGCATTGGCTCGTCCTGCGTCAAGCCGCCCAAGTCCCAGACCAGCTACGCCTACTTCCACACCGGCGAGATCGTCACCGACGACGGCAACCGGCTGCCCGTCGGCCGCCTCACCTACGGCGCAGGCGGGCACGCCGGGCCGAACCTCGGATATCGGGCCGCCGCCGAGCACTACGACGTCACCAACAACACGGGTGCCCTCGTGCGCGCCGGTGAAGACGCGTACGGCATCTGGGTGGCCGGTGCCGTCGTCCCCGAGGCCGACGACGCCGCTGTCCGGGTGATGCGCGCGACCCCGCTGTCCGGTGACTGGCGGCGCGTCGGCGGCAACCTGGAAATGGTCGCCGCCCTGCACGTCAACACGGCCGGATTCCCGATCCCCCGCATGCTCGCCGCGTCCGCCGCCGGAGGCGAAGACGACCTGTACTCGCTCGTCGCCGCCGGAGCCCTGCCCCGCATCGCCGAAGACGACGAGGAACTGACCGCGTCCGTCGCTGCCCTGCCTCTCGACACGGAGGCGCTGGGCCGGGC